CCCGAGGATGGTTCCATCCCTCCGCAGGTCCTTCGTCTCTGCCATCGCTTCGTGATTGTCCCTACGCGGCACTGCCTCAATCTGGCGACGGCCGTGGCGACCGTGTTGTGGGACCGCTACCTCAAGTCCGCCGCGTGGACCGGCTCGTCGTCCACTGCTCCGTGGCTCTTTGACACGCCCGGCTCCTTCGAAGCTCGCGGGGGGCCCTGATGAGCGGTTGCCTGCGCGACTGCTTCCGTTGCTGCTTCCTGTACGTCCTCTTATTCCTCGCTGTTTTCTTCCTCTCCCGCCTCTGAATCAAACCGGGCGCAGCGTGGGGGCTGCGCCCGGTTTCCGGAGGGTAAGATGTCCCCGGAATGGGACCTATGGCGTCTGCGGCTTGGCGTTGAAGAGCTTGTAGACGAACCCGGCCGTCGAGATGACGGTGCCTGCGGCCATGAAGAATGCTTCCCCGCTTAAGTCCACCAGCCCGACTGCCCCCGTGAGGAACATGGCGACGGCGGCGATGAGGATGGAGACCGCATACGCGAAAAGCATTGCGGGAATCTGGCTCAGCTTGAAAACGTGCTTGAGCCAATCGATGAACGGCATGCCGATGGCCCCGGCGATGAGCGACACGACGAACACGATGAGCGTGTCGGCCGTCACCTCCCCAGCCTGGCCCACCGGTGCGAACGCCATCAGCATCAGCCACGCGGCCAGCATCCCGAGCGCCAGCAGATACGGCAGGAACCGGCGGACGCCTCGGGCTCGGTACGGTGTCAACGACTTCATTCGTTTCCTCCTTGGGTCACTCAACGGATAGGCCGTAGCCGCTGTCCAGAATCTTATACCCGGTTCGTGCCCGGGTCAACCCGGCTCCGGTGTCGGCGGCACGAAGCAGCCCGCCGGATAGCGCAAGCCGTCGGCGCTCAGTGCATGGGCGACGGATAGGCCTGGCGGGCATGGCGTCGGCTCGGTCAACAGCGGCGCTGCGTCCACCTCAAACGCCAGCGCCTCGTTCAAGTACCACTCCCGGAGAGGCAGGCCGTCGTAACCTCCACCGTTGCCCGCCACTCGGACGTTCGCCCATCCGACCGTCGCCTGTCCCCAACGCAGCGCCGTGTTGTAATCCACCTCGGCGGCCAGGCGCTTCTGGATGACGTTCACGGCGATGTCGTTCCGTCCTGAGCAGTCCACGATAAGGAAGGGCCCTTCCCATTCGCCGCCCGGTCGCTGGATGAACGCTCGCTTGCCGATGTCTCCGCAGCCCATCACTGCCACGAAGCCTTCGTACTTGGCGCAGGTGATGTCCAGGTACGTCGCCCGATAGCCGCAGACACCCTCAGCAATTCCTTCCGCGTAGCTGGAGATGGCTCCACTGAAGCTGCCCGGGTTCTGGAAGCGTGAGGCGTCCCAAGTCACCATCCCCGGAACGCAGTAGCCCTGGTTTTCGTAGCCGTTCTCCTGCGCCTCATCCACGCAGTTGACTTCCCAAGGCACCGTGAAAGGCCAGGCCGGGTCCGGCGTGGCGGTCGGCATGGCGGTCGGCAGAGGCAGGTCCGTAGCAATCGGCCTCAGGGTCGCCGTGGCGCTGGGCATGGGGGTGCGCGCAAGTAGCGCCGCCTCCACAGCTCTGTTCTCTCGATCGTGGTTTATTGCTCCGAGCGATGCGGTCACGACCACCAGTGCTACGGCATAAAACAGCAGGTTCACCGCCTGCCGTCTCAATTCCCTTCGCCGGTCGTGGCTCAGCATCTCAGCAGGACCACAGGGTGCAGCCGAACCAGTGCATGAGATAGTCCGCCTGGTCCATGCCGGGCTCATTCAGCTCGAAGGCGGGGACGATGACACTCGCTCCGCCCGGGGTCGTCCAGAACCCTACGCTTTCGCCCAAGCGCAGCCGGGCCGTGTGCACTTCGGCATCCTGCAAGTCCACGAAATGCTCCACCAGCCAGGGCACGACATCGAGCCCATCGAAGCGCACATACTTCGCTGCCCATCCGAACAGGTCGGCGATACCCGCCACACCGGTCCGGTCATACAGCTCCTGTGGCTTCCACTGCTGCCGCGCTGCCTCGATGACCTCGAGCGTTCGGCGGTTGCGGTCCAGGTCGCCCTCCGGCGTGCGCCGCCCTCGGATATAGCAGAGGACTTCGTTCCCGGTCAGGTGCCGGGTGACGCCGTCGCGCCAATGTCGCCAGTCTCCACCGTTCCCGTCGGTCCCGAGGTAGTAGCCGCAGAAGTCGACGTAGTCCTTCGAAGGCGTGATATCCAGCCCGCCGAGGTAGTCGACCGCCTCCACGAAGCGGCCCATCTCGACGGTTGCCACCGGCCCGTCGACCGTCAGGCCGAAGTTCCAGCGCACGGTTTCACGCACGCAGTCCGGCCCACCTCGATAGTAGGCGGCGTTGATGCGGTCGAAGGCTTCTCGAGGCACGTCGGCCAAAGGTTGGTCGATGGCCGTATTGCCTGGCAGCTCAATCCAGGTGTCGGGCCCGCCCTCGCCCGCGCAGGCGATGGGTAGGTAGAGGTCCCGTGGCAGGCTGAACAACACCAACCTGGGCGGATACTCAGGCCCCGGCCAGATGATGAGCGCCGCGATGACGAAGACGTCCGTCCGGATTCCGTACTCGTTCCGCTGCGGCCGGTTGGGGTCGTAATCCAATCCGAGTAGCACCGAGGTCGTAACCTCCGGCCCGGGCAGCTCCGTCGGGCTGGCCGTCGGCGGCTCGGGCTGGAATGCCGTCTCCGTCGGGGCGAAGATGGTTGCCTGCACGGAGACTTCGGTCGCCAGTGGGCCGCCGGTTGCTCCTGCACACGCCGCCAGCAGTGCGCTGGCGACAAGCACGGCGGCTAGGGGTAGGTACCGCATGACTGCCTCCTTGTTCGGTGGGGGGGTCCGTTCCCGCGGGGGGAAGGAGATGGGTTCAACGTCCCGCAGGCTACCACGGCCTGCGGGTGCAGTCAACCGCTCGGAAAGAACACAACCTTGATGGCGGTAGCGAGCAATCCAACGTTCGCTGCTCCGGTCAAGCCGAGGCCCGCCAGCACCCACTTCACCCGCCGCCGGTCCTCCAGCAGCCTCTCCATGCTCGCCTCCATGCTCGCCATCCTCGGCCGGAGGCCTTTGATGTCCTTGTCGGGGTTTCCGTCCACGATGTCGACGAGCCGTCCGACCTTCTCGGCCGTGTCTTGCGCGATGGCCCTCAATCCTTCTTCGCCATTGCCGAATAGAAGTTTCCGCATCTCCTCGTGTTCTCCCACCTTCTCCAGCGCATCCTTACGGGAGAGGACCGGAGCGCGGACGCCAGTCTCTTTTCGTTTTGTCATGGTCCCTGCCCTCACAGTGCCCTAAGTTTGTAGCCAGGGTTCCAGAACCAGCCGACCTCGCCGGTCGCTCGTACCCTGACCTGCCACCAATCCCCGCCAGCGCCGCCGAAGTCGAGCGCGTCCAGTTGGGTGTTGGTCGGTAGCAGCCGGATGATGACTGCTGTCTGGTCGTTCGGCGCATCCCGTAGGTTGCCGACGACGTCCGTCACCCAACCCTTGCCCGGGAACAGGTCCGGCATGTAGGGTGTGGGGTTGACGATGTCGCTGCGGTTCATCCATGGGCTCCCGTGCCCCCGGTGCTTGAGCGTCACGTGGAGATGCGCTGCGCTGCTGTTGCCGGTGTCGTCAGCCTTGCCGAGTGGAGCGCCCGCGTCCACCCCTTGCCCGACGGCCACGACGATACTGCCCTTCAGGAAGTGCCCGTAAACCGTCTCGTACTCCTGGCCGCCGATGAGGTGCTTCACCCGCACGTGGACACCGTAGGCGTTGTTGTCCTGGGTCTCCACCCGGCTCACGGTTCCGAACGCTGCTGCGTATACCGGTGTCCCGTTCGGGGCCCGCAGGTCTATCCCTTCGTGGCCCGGCAGTCCGTAGGGCTTGTAGAGCTTCGGGTTGATGCCATAGGGCTGAGTGACCACCTTCGGAGCCATGGTCGGCCATACGAGCTTGAGTTTCTCCTCCGGCGGCGGAGGGGCCGGCGGCACCGGCGGCGCTTCGTCCCAAACGAATTGGGCCACAGCATGCAGCTGCGCCGCCGTCGCCAAGTCCAGGCACCACACACCAGCTCCGATACACTGCGGGCTCGCCCTGGCCGCAGCGAAGAAGGCCAGCAGCTGCGCCGGGCTGGCCCGCCAGGCTCCGCTCGCCTGGTACGTCGGGGCCATCGGCACCGTCTCCATCCATCGGAAGGCGTTGTATTCGTTCAGGCAGCGTGCTAGGTTCCGAGCTCCGGCGTCGACTGCCGTCTCCCCGAGGAAATAGACCTGTGGCCCGTTGAAGCGGGCGGAGCTGATGAACCTGGCGAATGGGAACGTGCCGTGCAGCCGCGGATAGCGGTAGGTGCAGAGGTAGAAGTTCAGCTCCGGGTAGAGCAGGTCGACGCGGTCGAAGTACCGGTCGGCCACTGCGCTCATGCTGGTCCGCTCCGGCGGCACTTCCTTGTACGGGCCCTCGCCATCCGCTCCGAGGATAGGCATCCCTCCCAAGGCGACGAAGTTCCGCATGATGGCGTTGGTCGCCGTGGCTTCGGCCAGTGCCATGTCAGCGTCAAGATGCTGCGTCTCACTGTCTGCCGCGCGCCCATAGAGCCAAACCCAACCCGTGACCTCGATGCCCGCGGCCACAAGCGCCCGCACGGTCCGCTCCATGAGGTGCCAGTTCTGGTTGGCGGGGTAGTTCTCCGGGTTCTCCCAAAATCGCTGCGTGCCATCCTGGACCTTGAGACTGACCCATCGCAGGCCAAGGCGCTTGGCCTGGGCGACCTGCGCCGCCGGGTCTCCGCCCGCCCATCCCCGCAGCTTCCAGACCATCGCTCCCTTGCCGCGCATCTCGCCTCCCTCAGAACAATCCGTCGTAGTCTACCCGCTCGTGGACTTCCAGTTTGCCGCCCTTCGTGGCGTTGAAGATGTGGTTGCCGCGAGCCTCGGCTTCCCGCTGCGCTATCGCGTGCATGAGGACGAGCGTGTCGTCCCGCTCGAGTAGCGGGTGCGTGTCCCAGGTGTGGTAATCCGGGTGGAAGTGGTTGGGGTCTGGCCCGCCGCGCACCGGCTTGTAGCCCAGGTCGCAGCCGACGAGGTAGATGGGGTCATAGCCGAACATCATTGCCATCTGAATGGCGATGCCGACCGTGCCCCCGAAGGCGCACAACGTCGGCAGGTGCCAGCGGTCGGGCCGGTTGTCGCTGCGGATGTTGCAGTTGTGGTGCTCGCAGTCCTCGTTATCGAACCACGTGACATTAGGCCAGTCCAGCCGTCCGCCCGCAGCGCGGGCCAACGGCCCCTTGAAAACAGACCGAACGATGCACTGCTCTCCGGTGTCCACGTGCGGAAGCACATATTCCGAGAAGTGCCTCCACTCCTGGCTCGCCTTGACGCCGACCCCGATGTGTTCAGCGAAAAGGTAGTAGGTCGGTCGCCAGGCGGTGCCACGAATGCCGTTGCCCGGGTCGGCCTCGTACGCTAGGTCGATGCGGTTCATGGCGAATGTGCTCTCACCGACCAGACGGTCGAGGTCCGTGTGCTTCAGGCTTGGCCCTCCGCCTACGACGAATGCTCGCATTTCACACTCCGCCTAGCGCCAGGATGGCCCATAGTTCCGGGTCGTAGGGCACGTTCAGCACACCAACCTTCGTGGCCGTGAGACCCGTGTTCGCCCGGGATGAAGCACTGCCCGAATGACTACCGGCGAGCGCCCCTACCTGCGTCGTCTTCATGGCGGTCTTCATGGCGAGGATTTCGGAGGGGTCATTATAGTCGTAGCCCCCGCCAGTGTATCCGCCTGGTCCCTCTACGACTGGCATCTCACAAGCCCTGCGCTGCTCGGCGCACGATGGCGTCGGCGAATTGGCTGGACGACGCCTTGATGCGTGCCCCCTCCGGCCCCTTGCTGACCTCCGATATCTTGGTCTTGCTCGGGTCCTGGAAGAAGTTCGGGTACACCTCTGTGCCAGGCAGGTCCGCTCCCAGCAGTTCAATGAATGGCCCGGCGTGGAGTTCGTTCACATCGACCGGGTTGCCATTCCGGTCGCGGATGATGCCCTTCGGGTCCCACAGGTTCACCGAGTAGGCCGCCAGCCGGTTGACTACAGGGAGATCATAGACCACTACCAGTTTCGGGCGCTCGGCGGCGGTGGCGTGGTCGCTTGATCGCACAGCCTCGGCTAAGTCGCCCGCTGTAAAGTGGCGCAAAACGAATCCGTTGTTAGTCAGCGTCCCTCCAGGGATGATCTCCTGTATCAGGGAGGACGTCAGAGTCACATCGAATCTCGTGCCCGCTGGGGCATCGTCGGCAATGGCGATGGAGCCGATGGCAGGAGTGTTGAAGTCCGTCCCAACGCCGCTTGCTCCGGGACCTGTCCATGGCAGAGCGGTGTCGTAGTTGGCCCAGGTGGCAGTAGCCTCGACCCATGCCTTCAGCAGACGATAGAAGTTTCCGGCAGTGATCCCGCTGAAGGACGAGGGGGTGCTGTCCTTCCAAAGACTCAGGATTGCTGATGTGATGGTACTCCCCGGCAGAATGGTCGAGAGGTCGAACTGCAGTAGCGGGCGACTCACGCGGTCGGCGACAAGGCGGTCGCCGAACTCAAGAATTGTTGATGTTGGCTCTCCCCCGCTGGTGCCATTTGAGAATTCCTGCCAAATACTCGTGTCCTTGCCCGCCGTCGCGTCTGGCTGTAGCGTGAGCGTTGGGTCCAGTACCCAGCCCGCCCAATCCCGCACCGGCAGTTCGACGGTGACCTCGTTCAGGCCGCTTCGCTTCCATCGCAGCGCCACAGTCTCGCCTTCCGGGCCGACGAGGTAAGGCGGCGGCACCTCGATGCCCCGGAACGCCATGCCTCCCTGGAAACGTCCGGGCGTGGGCTGACGGTTGAATCGGAAGGAGAAATCGAGCGGGTGCCCCGCCTGCAGGCGGATGAGTTTCCGCACCAGGTGCCCGGCGTATTCGAACTCCAGGTCGGCGGCGGGCCAGGCGTTCGGGTAACGCACTCCCTGACGTCGGCGCACCCCTTGGATGGTCGGGATGGTGTTGAGCGCGTAGACCTCCAGCCGCTCGTCGAATCGGTCGAGCATCCACATCACCGGCACTTCTGGGTCCAGCACTCGGCAGAAGCCGCCCGTCATGAAAGCGTCGAACCCATGCGGGTGCTGCTCCTCCATCTGCCCGGCCAACAGGTCCTGTGGTATCTCTCGCAGCACTCCATCCCGCACGTAGTCCACCGGGCGCAGGAATATCTCGCTGGTCACCCGGCCCTGCTCCTCCGTAACGCGCGCGGTCCGTCCGCCTCTCATGTCTGCCCCGGAATCCGGTAGGGCACACCCTGCCGGAAGTAGGCGTGGCGGTCGGCCTCAACCCCGACCACATAGGGGTTGCGGTTGCTGTCGCCGAGCGATGCGAGGCTCTTGAGAATCTCCATCGGTCTCCGGTCGTTATCGAACTCCCTGCTGACTGGCGTGACGTTGGTCGCCACCTCGAAGGACTTGATGAACTGCATAACCTCGGCGTTGGCGAAGATGGCCGCCACGACGATGGAGGCGTCCACCTGGCCGGTCAGCGCCGTCTGGTTATAAAGCACGAACTCCATCGCCTCACTCAGGCCGATGCACTGCACGTCGACGGTGATGCCCTCGGCCTTGAACTTGCCGGCCTGGTCGACGCTCTCCAGCCTTGGCGACGACCAGAAAACCTGGTCGAGGTAGAGCTGCGCGCGCTGGTCGGCGACGGCCGCCGCCATCTCTCCGCCGGAGAGAACAAAGTACTTCTTCCCGAACCGCGTTTGGCTGGCGGCATGCGTTTTCACTGCGCTGCGCGTGGGCGTTCCGCCTCCTACCGGGGTGTACCGAACCAGCACCGCGTTAGCCATGTCGCCAAGGTCGTTGGTCACTTTGACGATGCCGGTGTCGATGCTCACCCGCTTGACCATCCCCTCCCAGTCGCCTATCCCGCGGTCGTTGTAAAACTCGGATATCCGGCCGACTCCGTTGTTGAGGAACTCCAGCGCATCCTCCCGGCTCTTGGGCCGGAAAGAGAACGTGGCCGAGTAGTAGCCACCCTCCTCGCGCTCGACCATTTTCCAGTCTGTCACGTCGGACAGGGGGATATTCCGCCGGTACCGTTCCCACAGCGTCGCCGGGTTGTGCACAACGACGATGTTCGCCAGGCTCATCAGTCGTCCCCGCGCAGGAAGTGGTAGCAGGCGTGGGCGTACAGCTCGACGAGGGCCCCCATTCCGGGTTGGGCCAGCAGCGGCACCTGTCCGAAGCCCGTCACGGGGAAGAAGCCGAACAGGAAGTAGAGGCGCGTTTGCTTCCCGGGCTCCAGGCGAGGCGGCAGCCCGCGACGTGTCCAGAAGTCCGTGCCCAGCTCCACGCCCTCGCTGATGAGTCGTTTGATGGTTCGGTCTCGGATGACACCCCCATCGTCCTCGAGGATGCTGTCGCCCCGCAGCGCGCTCGAGCCGTTGGTCGGGTTCGCAAGCGGGTCGGCGTATTCGGTCGACCACTCATTCGTCGGGATGAGGATGAGTTCGAATGGGAATAAGTCCGAGGCCGCTGTTCCCTTGGCGTGAACCTCCAGCACCAGGTTGGCTGTGGCGTAACTCGGGTCGGCCTCGTCCACCTCGGAAAAGGGCAGGGTGAGATAACCGCCCGGCGTGAGGTTGACGAGTTCGTCGAGATTCCCCGCCGCGGCCAGGCTGGCCAGACGGACTTCGGGGAAGTCCTGGATGGGGAAGTAGGTCGTGGACGAGATGAGCGCCGCTCTCAACTTCACATAGTCGTCCCCCGCCACCCCGCCCACCTGCCCGCACCTCAGGAACACCCGGTACTCGCCCTTGAAAGCCTCCAACAGGTCCGTCAGTGTCACTCGGCACCGCATCGTCATTGTCGTGTCTGTAGCGAAGGTGCATTGGGCAAGCGCACCGCCCGGATGTCGAGTGCTTGCTACAGCGGAGGTGTCTGTCCCATAGGTCACGACGATGGCGGCCGGGTTCCCGGCGTTGCCGAGGTTTATCCGGTTGCGGAATGTCGTCAGATTCTCCGTCTTGGCCCCAACAATGATGCGTGAGATGTTGCCTATCTTTCCCGGCGTCCCATCCCCGCCCGAGGGCGTCTTGACGCGCATCATCATGTAGGGTGCGGTCCGGCCTCGCAGCGATGTGGCTGGTATCTCCAATTCGGCTCGCCTGAGCGCCATGTGGTCGCTGGCGATGCGAGGACTCGTCGTCATCGAAGTCAGCGCCGTCACCCTCATCCGCACCCACAAGCGGCTGACTCCGTTGACCGCCTCGGCTGCCCAGGCATTGACGTCGTTGTAGCCGCTCCAACTGAGCAGGACCGGACCGAGTTGGTTCCACATCTCATCGTCGGGGAACCGGGTGTAGTGGCTACCCAGCGTGAAGTCCGGCCATCCGGCGGCCCCATCCGAGTACTCGAGAATCCAGACTAGGCCGCTATAGATGCCCGCCGTGACCAGCCTCCCGGCCAAGTGGAAGCCTGGCTCGGTCGCCGGGAAGCCGATGTAATAGATGTCGCCCGCCTCGGGGTCGGCGTCGAATAGGTCATGCTCTGTCCCGACCAGGTTCACCGAGAAACTAAACGACGCCTCATCGAAGTAGGCGATGCCGCCGTTGACTGTTGGTCCCCGAAAATGAACACGGAGGGAAATGCAACCGGCGGGCGTCGTGAACGGGACCTGGACTATCTGCCATGATGTGCCAGGGACTCCCGTGCTGACGACCGGGCCGACTATCCACGCCGAGCCAGTCAAGTCGAAGATGCTGTAATTCCCCGGATTGGAGCCGTCCCCTCGTGTCCAGAAGGACAGGACGTAGTTCGTGGCGGGCGTCACCACGAAGTCCTGATGAACGCGTACGCTGCCGTCTGCGAGAGGGCCCGAGGTTAGCTCACACCCGGCCGCGCCAAGATGGAATTGGTTGGCTCCCGTTGATCGAACGATGGTCCCGTCGCTTGCGGTCTCCCACCAGTCTGCGAATACATCCGCCCCCCCGCCGCCGGCCGTCTCGAAGCCCGGATTGAGAATGGCTAAGGCCGAGGCGTCGAAGCGGTAGATGTGAGTGACGGCTCCGTTCTCTTGGCGGTGGTTCCCGACGAAGGACCAGGCCAGTGCGCCGTCATCGGGGTGACTGTTCAACGGGGTCAGGCGGATAGGGCTGCCCCGCACGCCTGGCACCTGGTCCCGCCAGATATAGCGGGCAATGCTGACTTTCAGGTTCTGTATGGCGTTCTGCTGCGCCATTGCTGGCGTCCAGATGCTCGAAGGGTTCTCGTACTGAGGGATGGAATGCACCACCGCGTACCGTGGGTTTGTCTCGCCGGGTGCCTTCTGCAGCATGACGACCGGCGCTCGGTAGCGGTTGCCCCGTTCTCGATACTGCTGCGCCTTGCGGGCCGCCTGGGTGAGCCGGTTGTGTTCTCGCGCCAGGCCGTCGACGTTGTGCTCCCGCACGACGATGCCCGCCCGCTCCGTGAACAGCAGCGCTTCTAGCCCGCTGCCGACCCGGTCGTAGGCCTCTGGGTCCAGCGCGGTATCGTCCGGCCCCTGCGGTATCGGGGCCATGACACTCTCGTCCTCGACTCGGAACAGGTCAATCTCGTCCTCGTCGGTCTGCAACCTCCAGACGGCTTCACGCTTCGGCCACTGCACCTCAGCCTCCCAACCAATCGCGCATAGCCCGGTCGAACACCCCGCTGCCGATGCCCTGGTTATTCACCGAGCCGATGCTCACGTTGTTCGTCCGGCTCGGCCCCGCTTGGGCCATGGCCATCGCAGGCATGAGGCTCGCCATAGCCGGGACCCGCACCTCGGCCGTCATCCGACCCAGCTCCCTCCGGATGCCCCGCACGCCAATCTCGAACGGTGTCGGGCTGTGCGGGATGAGCCAGTCGGGAAGGGCGTCAGTAATCTTCTTGGCGAGCTCCGCCACCTTGCGGATGATGCTCTGGATGACGTCCACGACGGCCTTCTTGACCCGGTCGAACACCGTCCGCACGATGGTCCCGGCCATCTCGAAGTTCGTCCGCCAGGTCGTGATGAAGGAGCCCAGGTTCTCCCCGACGATGCCAAGTGCGGCGTTGAAGAAGCCGCCGAGCGCGCCGAGGATGGCGTCCCAGGCCGCTCCCCAATCGCCGTTGATGACCGCCAGGGCGGCGTTGATGATTCCGGTGATGAGCGCCAGGGCTCCTGCAATCGTCGCCGTCACGAAGCGGAACACAAAGCCGACGACATCGATGACAGTCTGGCCGTGCTGCTCCCACCAACCGGCCAGCTGCTGGAATACCCCTCCGAGCCCTTCGATGATTCCCTTGACGTTCGCGGCGACGATAGCCAGGGTCGGGGCGATGCTGCTGCTCCAGAAATCGAGGAAGCCCTGCAAGGCGGTTTGCGCCTCGGGCGCGTCCTCACTCATGGCCCCGAACAGGGCCATGACTCCGTCGATGAGCGGTTGCAGCCACTCCTGGGCGATGGCGATGGCTCCTGGCAGCTCCTCCCGCAGCCAGTTCGCCACCTGGCCCACTGCTCCGATGAGGTCCGCTGCCCCGCTGACAATGCCTGCGATGAAGTCCGCAATCCCCTCGGCGCTCGGCTCGATGCCGAGGGACGCCATGAGTTCTCCCACAGCTCCGGCCGTCTCACCGAACGCATCCACCACGTCGCCACTGACGTCCCCCAGTTTGGGCCCGAGCACCGCCAGAAAGTCCTCCACGCCTGCGACCGCCGGGTCAATGAATTGCGTGATGAATTGCCCGATGGTCGGCATGAGGCTTTTCCCGAGGCCTTCGGTTGCCTCCAGGACGTGGTTCCGCATGATGGTCATGCGCCCGCTGAAAGTGTCGGCGGCTGCCGCCGCCGTGCCGCCGATGGTCCCTGTGAGCGCGTCCAGCAGGAAAGTCTGCGCGCCCGCCACATCGCCGGTCTCCACCATCCGGTCAATCATGTCCTTCTGCTGGTCGGTCAGCACGATGCCAGCGGCCTTGAGTGCCCGCAGTCCTTCTCCCGGCACCTCCAGCGCCCGGCCCAACATGCTCGCTGCCGTTGGCACGTCCGTCCCCAACGCTGCCGCCAAGTCGAGCGCCACCTGCAGGGCGGGCTCGAAAGCATCTCCCCGCAGCTGCGAGAAGCGCAGGAGCACGGTCTCGGCCGACAGCACCGCTTCATCGCTGCCTCCGGCCAGGTCCCTGTACTTCATCGCCAGGCCTTCTGCTTCATCCCTGGTCACGGTCGAGACCTGACCGACCGCCGCGATGGCCTTTTCGAGGTTGCCTTGCTGCCAGGCGAGCATGAAGGCGGAACGCTCTTGCTCCGTCATCTCGCTGCCCGCCGCCGCCAGGGCGTCTTTCAGTTTGCCCTGCCGCCATGCCAGCATGAAGGAGGCATTCTCGGCGATGGTCGACGTGCTCGCCACAGCTCTCAGCGTGGCATCGAACGTCGCCATCACCTGCTCAGCCTCGGAAGTCTCCCGTATGCCGGTCTGGATGGCGACGAACAAGCCTGCGCCCGCGACCGCCGCCGCTGCCACGGCCAAGGCAGCTACGGCCGCTCCCGCTGTAGCGGCTCCGACCGCTATCGTCCCAAGCGCGCCGGAGACGCCCCGCGTGCTTCCCTCCATCTTGTGGAGGTCGCTGATATAGCCGTTGAGATTCTTGACGACGGCTTCAACCCCCATCGGGGTGAATCGTCCCATCAGCGCCTACCCCTTCGTCTCATCTGCTTGCGGACCGCCCTCTCTCGTTCGACATCTGCCAGCAAGGCCGCCTGATTACGCAACCGGTACCAAGCCACCGTGCGGGCCTTGAGAACAACCGGGTAACCCCCGCCCTCCCAGATGGAGATGTCCAGCCCGGCCGCGATACACGCTTCCCATTCCTCGTAAGCTCCGGAGTAACTGATGGCCGGCGATACGGTGCCACCCGGCGAGATGTCAAGAACTGGCGTCCCCCGCTGCTCCACCCGGAAAAGAGACAGCCGCGCGGCTCACCTCCTCCGGCCGCACGCCGCTGTTCTTGCTGAGGATTATGAGGTCCTCGGAAGCGACGGCGATAAACCGTTTGTAAAGGAACTCCCGGTCCAGTGGGTTGGTCAAGTCGTAGCTTGCCAGCGACAAGTGTCCTCGCCGTTCGAAGAACTTGAGCTGGTCCAGCCAATCCTTGTCGGGCGGAATCGGTTCCACCAATTGCACGCCGAACATCACCAGCGCGTCAATGGCGGCGATGCCGCGCTTCCGGTTGGCCTCCGCCACGGCCCGTCTGTATTCCGGGTCGCCTGGGTTGGGCTCCTCCCGGTCCTTGTCCGTGTTGAACCAGCTGGGCACGGGCGGGTTGCTGATGTGTGAGGTCACCTCCTCGATGAGCGTGGCGGCCACGGGTCGCAACCGCGCCCGCACCCCCGTGCTCAGGGTTACGATGCCGTCGCTCATCTGCTCGCGCGCGACGGCTACTGCCGGGCTTGCACCGTCCATGTTTCGCCTCCAGTCCGAAGTGTCAGTTGTCGGTCAGCTTACATATCCCCGACGACCACGATGCCGTCGGAGCCAGCTCCATCCAGGCCCACCGCCACCAGCAGGTGCGGGTCGGCCTTGCATGCGGCGATGGCCGTGAATCGGTCTGCATCGACCAGCACGGCGCTTGTCTGCGGCAGCAGCGTCCAGCTGTAGCCGCCATTCCAGCTCGCCAGCAGCTCGCCCTTCGGGGCAGCCGTGTCGTGGGTCATGTAGAAGATGGTATCGCTCGCCATCTCCAGCTCCCGCACGACACCGACACCACTGTGCGGGAACGCCTTCTCGGTCCAGCTCGCCCCGCCGTCCAGCGTGTAGTACAGCCGCCCGTTGCTCGTCCCCACCCACCATTCCTTGTGGCTCTTGGCGCGCACCGTCTTGAGGTGAACACCCACACCAGTCGGGCGCACCGTGGCTGCCTGCCAGGTCACGCCGTTCTCGGTGAACACCACGGCTCCGTTGTTGCCTACCGCCACGGCGAACCTGGCGCTGAGCGCATGGATGGCATTCAGGTCGTCCACCGTCGCCACTCCGGCGTCCAACACCGTCACGCCTGCCGTCGGGTCCTCGAGCAGGTAGACGTACCCACCCTTGCCGACCACGAACGCCAAGTTCCCCAGGCTCCAGATGTCCTGCGGGCCCTTGCCCACCACGAAGCCCGTCGCCACTTCGGTAAACGCCGGGTCGCCAGTGCCCGCCTTGAAATCCTCTTTCGGGGCGTAGTGCAGGCTCAGCGAAGTGACGCTGACCACGACGATGTACACCCCGACACAGCCGAGCGCATTGGGCTCCTCGGCCGCCCCGAGCGTGTCCACATCATGGGCGTACCAGGTCTGTCCGCCATTGAGCGAGTAGGCGATGTCGGCCGCCGTTCCCGGGCTTCCGCCCGCCGCCTTGGTCAGGACATAGATGCGCTGGCACCCGTCGCTCTCCTCCGTGCAATCCCCACAGGAGATGTCGTCGCAGATGACCACATCGATGCCCTCGTTCGTGAGCACATCCTCGGCCTTCTCTGCGAACTTCAACGGCACGACGTCGTAGATGAGCTTGGCGCTCACCTCGATGCGCTCGTTCACGACCGCCTGGTCGCCGCTTCCCAACGCTCCCAGGTCGTCGGCTTCCCAGTTGACGATGAGCGCGTCCTCCAGGATGAGCGCCTTGAGGAAGGCGTCGAACTGGCTCGGCGGGTCGCAGACGCCAAAGTGCACCTGGACATCCAGGGCGCATCCCTTGTTCGCCAGGCGCAGCATGGCCGAACGCAGGTCCGCCGCGTAGCGCCCCTCCAGCGTGATGCTGGCGCGCTCCTCCTCGCCCCGGATGCGGCCCACCTCCCGGAACTTCCCGTAGTTGTCCGGGTCCGGCGTTTCAATCTTGGTTACGTCGCCATAGCCCTTGCTGGGGGCCTGGGCGCGCATGAACCCCTCGAAGCTATGGGCGTGGTCCGGCCGGGCCCGGTTCTCGATGAGGAACACCCGGGAGAACCCGCTCTGTGCTGCGATGAAATCCTGGTCACTCATGGTTTTCTCCTGCGGCCTTGGCCGCTACGTCCTTCGCTCGGTAGAGCTGGATGACCTTCCGGTGCAGGCAGCTCATCACCGCGGCTGTCACGGCCCGCTGCTCCCGCTGCACATCCTGCCAAGTGAACAATCGCTGGTCGACGAGCTGGTTGTGGAGCTCCCGCTTGACTTCCTCCCAATCGACCTCATTGAGGTCCGGCGGAGACAGGGGTAGCCCGTGCTCCGCCATGCTCTCCGGGTCTCCGTCGCGCAGCATGGCTGCACGCTTGTAGCCCGCCCGGTCCGTCCATACGACCAGCTTCATCCGACGGCTCCGCCCTTTACCCGCCGCTCGGCCGTCCCGAATACCGCTTTCCAGGCCTGTACCTCGCCCTTCCTCGTGCCAAAGGGGTTGCGCAGAATCTCGTCCGTGTAGCCGTAACTGTCAGCGTCTGCGGTCGCCCGGGCTATGTCCGTGCGCCACTCGGCCACCAGCGTCTGGACCTGCTTGCAGCTGCAGAGCGGACGCTCGAGTTTGCAGACCGCCAGCATCGCCACCAGCCGGGCCCACTCCTCCGGCATCGCCTCGCACGTCTCGCCATTCAGGTATTCGTCGCTCTGGTCGCCGCTCAGGTAAAAGAGCTTGACCAAGTCCGGCTCCCGGCAAAGCGTCCAGGGCTCCTGGGTCCAGAGACCCGTGTCGGTGTCATAGCTTCCCGCCGTCGGGACGACCCATCCTCCGAGCACTTCCCGAACGTGGATGCAGCCATCCTGCACAGTCAGAGTGCACACCTCGCATCCGTCGCCGCCACACTGCGAGCAAATCCCGTTGATGAAGCTGGAAGCCTGCGGCTCCCAATAGAGCTTCGCGCTGACCTCGGAGAAATCCGTGAACTCTCGGTAGACGTCGACCGTTGTCTCGTACACCGCGGCCGCGTTCAGGTCGATGGCCTGCAGCCCGTCGGTGTTCGGGAACCTACCCCACAGGTCGGGGTCAATCAGCTGCCAAGCGTAGAACGTTGCGACCACATTCGCACCGATGACCGCCTTGCTTATTGGCGGCCTCACTTCCCAAGCGGGCGCTCCGCCTTTCCCGGCGAAATAGACCTTCACCTCACAAGGGTCCGTGACCCCCGCCGGCAGGGCGACGGTGATGGTCGCCAGCTCGTTGTAGCTGTCGCCGTCCGGGCTCGAATAGGTGACTGCCGTCCCAGCTACCACCAGTGTCGACGCCCGCTGCCCGGCCTGAATGAACTTCCCGCGCTTGAGGCGGACGGATTTCGGGTGCCCGCCCACATTGAGCCCGTTGCCGAGCACGTCCCGTCGATGATGGCGGGGGTAGCGGTAGACATCGGCCACGCTGTACTTCGGGCCCGGCCAGTATCCCAGTTGACTTGCCATCTGCCGCTCAGCCTCCGCAATCGCTCGAGCTAGGCTCTCCCGGCTCACCCGGTCGACGGCTTGCCAGTCGTACTGATACCAAACCTGGCCGCAGCTCCCCGCGGCTGGCATGATGGTCCCGCCCGCCGCACCATTGAAGTGCGCCGGGTTGAGTCCGATGATGGCTGCGAACCGGTCCAGCGAAAGAATGGTCGGGATACTCGCCCTAGCCAAGGCTCGTCGCCTCCTCCAGCAACACCGCTCCGGCGCTCAGCGCCAGCGGCAGTGCCAGCACAATCGTCCACGGGGCCAAGGTGTACGCTGCCGTCCAGCCGAGGGCAACCCATACGCTCATGCACCAGACGCAGTTGAACACCCGGGCCAGCTCGCTCTCCGCCACGACCTGGCTCCGTGCGTCGTAGTGTATGCCTGCTACGTGTCGCATTCGGGCAAACACCATCCAGGGTCCTTCCTCTCTGACCAGCAAGCGGCTCATCCGCCATGTCGCCAACGCCAGTACGACGTATTCCATCTCTCCTCCTAACGCAAAGCGCCGGACGACACTTGAGCCACTTGGCCCACGCGTCAGTCCGGCGCGGTTGGCTTGTATTGTCGCGTGAGGTCAGTCAGACCGCAAGCGGCGTTTCTTGTAGCGGGCCCCGGGTCGCCGTCCCTCCCGCCGGGCATCCTGCTTACAGCTCGGGGATGACCAGCTCCTGGCCCGGTCTGATGATATACGGGTTCTCGCCGATGACTTCCTTGTTGGCTTGGTAAATCTCTTTCCAGTGTTCCTGGCCGCCCGGCCCATAATGCTTCAGGGCAATCAGGCGCAGGCTGTCACCCACCAGCACGGTGTGGACCGCCTTCGGCGGCTTTCCCTCTGGCTCCGTCATGTCGTCTTCACCTTTCTCGCGCGTGCGGCCCGTTTGGCCGTTGGCGTCTTGGTCTTGGCCCAATCAATGTCATCGCCGGTTTCACTTACGACTGCCCCGCTTGCCAGCGCCTCACTGACGGCCTCCAGGTGAGCTTGCGTTTCCGACATCACCGGCTCGGGTGGAGGCAGCTCCACCGGTTCGGGCGGCGGAGGTGGGGCGACGTCCAGCTGCGGCGCACTCTCGAGCGGCTGGAAAAGATGGGGTTGCGCCGCAACGTCTTTCCGATGGACCAGGAAGGTATCGCCCCCACTGCGATAGCCGTAGTCGGTCCCGGTGTCTGCGCCCCTCACTCCGTGCACGCCCACATTCGGGTGCATGTACTTCGCCATCACATACTGCTCATCAGCCATGTCCGGCCCCTTTCCTTGTCCGTTGGCCCCCGCTGCGCCCATCGCAGCCCAATCAGCTGCCGGGGGTGGATGGATTGACTTCTGGCCTCCGCAATTGCAGGGTGCCAATTGTGTCTCCCGGTACTTCGCTCTCAGGTATTCTACAAGCCCTGCCCATCCCTGTAAACCGGCTTCTCGCCTACCACCGGTGTTGAATCGGTAGACCATCAGCTCCTTTTCGATGCGCACATAGCAATGCCCGGCCCGCGCCATACGCCAGGCGTAGTCGACGTCCTCCCAGCTCGCCATCGTTTCATCGAAGCCGCCGATGCCCTCGTGCCAGGCTTTCGGAATGAGGCAGGTCACGTTGGCCCAAATGTAGGGCGGGTCCTCTGGCTGGCGCTGCGCTCGCTCCGCATCGAACTCGCCCGCCTGGTACCCGATGTAGGCTTCACCCTGGTCCCACTTGTAGAGCCGCTCCTGCAGCGCCGGGGCGAGCTTCTTCGGGTCGTCCACCTGGGCCCGCCCCACGTAGTCGCTGTAGATGATGGCTCCGCTCTCCGCCCACGCTCCAAGCATGTCACTGAGGGCATCCGGATGCAGGTAGTCGTCCGCGTCCAGGGGCACCAGGAACGGGGCCCGGGCCTTCTCCGCGGCAAAGTTTCTGGCCGCTCCCGCCCCCCGCGGTCGAGGTTGGAACTTCCCATCGACGAGATGCTTGTCGTTGGTCATCACCAGCCAACGGGCGTAGGGGTATGCCCTCCGCAGCTGCTCGAAATCGTCGTTCATGAATTGGTCCGCTCGGGCACGCGTCCCCCCGACGAAGGCTCCATCAATCACGACGATGGCCTCCCACTTGCGGAAGGTCTGCGCCTCGAGGCTGTCCAGCGCGTCGATGACGGTTCGCTCATGCCCCGGGCCCACGGGGATGAGCACGCTCACCACCGGCTCGTCGTACTGCCTGGAGGCGTGGCTCATGCGCTTGGGTGTCGCCAAGCTCGCAATCGGGTGCTGGCTGTCCTGCACCCACGGGTGCCAGCGCAGCCAGTCGACCTCCTGGTAGTCCTTCGCCCCGGTGACATGACCACTGAGCCAGCTGTAGACGAACAGTGGTTCCGCCGTCGCCTGGTAGCCACTCCACCCATAAGCCCCGCAGCGCGTCCAGAACTCGGCATCCTCCGCCCCGGCCCCGCGTGGGGCGTACCGCTGGCGGAACCCGCCCAGGCGGGCCCACATCTCCCTGCGGAAGACGCAGCATGTGGGCACCTGGTTCTGCCGTCGCAGCTGTGCATCGTAATCCCAAACTCCCGGCCATGCGCTCACGCCGCTCGTGCCGTCCGGCTTCACCCACTGCAGGCCGGTGTAAGCCAGCCCCCGGGTACGGTCCTCCTCGAGCGCCATCACGCACGCTCGCAGGAACCCCGGCTCGATGCGGTCGTCCGCATCCAGGCAGCAGACGTACTTGGTCCCCACGCTGGCGATGCCGTGGTTGCGGGCGTGGGCCACTCCGGCATTCTCCTGCCGTAGGTAGCGCACCCGTGGGTCCCGGGCCGTCCACGACTCCACCAGCCGCGCCGTCGCCCCGTCGTCGGGAGTTCCGTCGTCCACCACCACGATGGCCTCCAGCATGGGCCAGTCCTGCTGCGTGGCGCTTTCAATGGCCCGGCCGACCTTCTCGGCGTACTTGTAGCTCGGGATGATGACTGCCACGCTCGGCGGCTCCTGCTTCGCTGCCAGGCTGCGCTCGTACAGCTGTGCCACGGCTTCGGCCGCATGGGCCCAAGTCCAGGCTCGGGCGAGCTCCCGCCCGTTGCGTCCCAAGGTCTCCCGATGGCTCAGGCAGTACGCCAAGCCCCGCTGTAGGTCCTCCCGGTCCCCTGCCCTGGCGAGGTATCCATTCACTCCGTGCTGGACCAGTTGCAGGTTCCCGCCATGGGCGAAGCCCAACACCGGTACCCCGGCCGCCATCGCCTCCAGGGTCCCGATGCCGAACGTCTCCTTGGTCGTCGCCAGATAGACGCTGCTGGCCGCCACTATCCGCCGCATCTCCTCGTGCGGCAGCACTCCACAGTCGCGCACGTTCGGCGGCGGGTTCTCCGGTGAGATGGTGCACAGGAACCCTTGGTCTGGGAAAGACCGCGCCAGCCAAGAGACGGGGGTCGGGTCGCAGACATCGCCGACACGGTTCTTGTTCCACAGCACCCATCCCCGGTACTCGACGGGCCGCTGCCACGTTTCCCAATCCACGCCGTGGCCGATGACCGTCGGGTTGACCCGCATGTCGCGTCGCAGCGTCTCCGCAACCCACTCGCTGGGCACACTGACCCCATAGGCCTCCCGCAGGCTGGCGACCACATCCGCATTGCTCCGCCATTCCCAACCGGTCGCATCGTAGTCCGCCGTCCAGTACAGCCCGTGGCAATGAGCGACATCGCCGCCCCGAGCCATGCCGGCATGCACGGCCTGCAGGTCGTAGCTCCGGGTGTCCGGAGGAACCAGCTCAATGCCGAAATCCGGCAGGTGCCGGAAGTAGGCTTCGACCACTCGACGGATGCCACTCTCGTCTCGCTCTGCGAATTGCGAGAGGTGCGGGCGCATGAGGACTTTCAAGACTTCGCTATCTCCTTCGCCTTCCTGGCCTTGGCCTCGTCTTGCAGCCGATACTGTCTCTCCTCGCGCTTCCGTTCCCTGGCTTTGTGGTATCTCACCCCGGCGTTGAGCAGCTTGCCCTCGGTCCACTTCGTGATGATGGGCGGGAGCCAGTTACGCAGTTTTCCGAGCGCACTCCAAGCCAGGAAGTAGGCCCGCGGCGGCTTGGTCTCTACCATGCGCAGCCGACTATGGCGGTCGATGACGGCCGTCCCATAGGCCACCGCCTTGCTCATGGTCGTGTGCTTTCGATTGAGCCACTTGTACTGGCGACTTCCGTCGTCGAACTTCACTTCCATCCCGGCCTGGTAATACTTCTCGCCGGTAGGAAGCCGCAGCTGCTTACGGGTGGTCAGGAGCCGGGCGTGGACGGCTTTCGGAATGTGACGAGCGTCCGCACCAGGCTCACCCGCTCCAGGGTTATCTCGTCCACTGCCTGGTTCACCCCCACCCATTCCATCGGGTGCGGGGCGTTCGGGAGCTCGCGGCCCTGATAGACGTCGTGCTTGTTGTAGTCGTGTATCGCCAAGAGTCCGCCCGGTTTCAGGTTCGGTAACCATGCCTCGATGTCTCCCTTGCAGCCCTCGTAACTGTGGTCCCCGTCGATGAACACCATGTCCACCGGACCGCCCCGGCCCAACCATTCCTGGCCGATGCTCTTGCTATCCCCGAGTATCTGCTCAACCTGGTCTCCCCAGTAGCCCGAGTCCCGCAGCACCGTCTCCTCGCCCACCAAGCAGCCGTAGGGCGAGGAGAGATGCTGGATGTCGACCGTCACCAACCGCAGGTCCGGTCTGCTCTCGCAGAAGGCCAGGCCCGAAGTCCCGGCTCCAGCCCCGATGTTGATGACGGTCGGATTGGGTGCAAGGGTCTGCGCCAGACGCTGCAGCTCCAGTACCTCCTCGACGAAGAGGTACTTGAAGGCCGCCTGCAGTGTCAGCGCCGTGTGGCCCATCATCCGCTGCCTCTGTGGCAGATGGTCCCATCCGGCAGGGCGGTCGGGCTGTTGGGCCCGTCGCAGCCGGTCGTGATGTCGGGCGTCTCGGTGAGCTGGTTCGGCGTCGGACTCGCCGTACCTGTAGCCGTGGCGGTGAAAGGCACGCACACCACCCCTTCATCTGTCTCCGTGAGCACTCCGCCTTCGCAAGACAGTAGCGTACCGGTCGCCGTCGCCGTGGCTGTCTCGGTGTCGGTCGGGATCAGCGTCTCAGTCGGCGTCTCCGTAGCTGTCGGCTCGAGCGTATCGGTCGGCGATGGCTCGGGGGTGTTCGTCGCCGTCGGCTGCGGAGTCGCTGTGGCGTCGGTTTGCCCGTCGCAATCCTCATCCCCCAGCTCCGTGACGAAGTCCCATCTCAGCACGTTGCCATCCCAGGCCCCGTGCTTCGGCAGGTTCGGGTTACCGCCATAGAAGTGCCCGTTCAATTCCCCGACCTCGATGTACTCGAAGTAGTCGAAGATGCCTTGGCGAGCATTGACATGGCAGACGCCATGCTTGCTCCCCGTGAGCAGCGGGGCCGCCGCCATCACCAGCAGCGCCAACATCACCAGGCCTACCATTCCCCATCTAGCTTTTCGCATGTCAGCCCTCCTTTGGCCGTCAATCCCACTTGCTCACGGGCACGCCTGCATAGCCCGTACCCCTCTGCCCCGACCGGAAGTAGTCATCGAAGCAGTCCGCCACGTAGTCGATGTCGTCCGGCTCCAGGTCCTGATGGACGCCGACGTAGAAGCCCCGTTCGTTGATGGCCTGCGCCATCGGGTAATTGCGCTCGACCAACCACTCCTGGTAGGCGGGCTGGTTCGTAAGCGGCAGCATGTCCCGCGTTTCAATCTCTCGGCCGTTCAACCAAGCGGTCAGCGTGCCTTTCTCCCCCCGCCGGGCCAACACGGGAAACATCATCCAGCTGTGCCTGTTATCTGGGCGAGGATGCGGAAGGACGAGCTCCGCCGCGAAGTTCTGGTTCGAATACTCCAGCCGGGCCCGCAGGTGTGCGGCGTTGCGTCGTCGTAAGGCCAACATCTGCTCGTAATCGTCCAGCTGCGCCAACCCCAACGCGGCTTCCAGCTCCGTGATGCGGAAGCTATGGCCTACGCCCGCGAAGCGGAACGACCGGCCCGTTGTCGGCCTCGGGCTGAAGTTCTCATCCAGGTTCAGCTCGTCCGGGTGCAGCCCGTGGTTGACCAGGCACCGCATGCGCACCGCCAGGTCCGGGTCGCTCGTCGTCGCCATCCCGCCTACCCCGGTCGTGAGGAGATGCGCATTGTAGGTACTGAAGCAGCCGACGGCCCCGAAGCTACCGACTGGCTTGCCGCCCTGCGTGGCGAACATCGCTTCGCAGGCGTCCTCGATGACGGCCAGCCCCCACTTCTCTGCGACGGCATTGAGCCCCTCCATGTCCGCCGCCTGGCCGAACAGGTGGACCGGGATGATGGCCTGCAGCCTGTGGCTGTGCACGGCAGCCTGATTCGCCAGCGCCGGGTCCATCCCGTAGAAAGCGTCGACGTCGGCCAACACCGGCCGCATCCGGTTGTGCAGTACGATGTTCGCCGTGGCGACGAATGTCACCGATGGGATGAGGACTTCGTCACCGTCATGCCAGCCCCGTAGCTCCTTGAGCGCCTGCAGCGCCACGTGCAGGCTCGATGTCCCGCTGTTCGACAGCACGCCATACCGGCAGCCGTGCAGCGCGGCGATGCGCCGTTCGAACTCCTGGCTCAGGGGCCCGTAGCTGACCTTCCCGCTTTCCAGCACCTGGGCCACCAGCTCCCAGGTCTTGGGTGTCGCCCGGAAGGTCCCTATGCCGATGTGCCGCACCGGCCGGTGTAGTTTCCCGCTCATAGGTACTCCAGCTCTGCCAGGCGGAATGGGCGATTGACGCCGTCCTCGAAGAGGACGCGCACGAGCGCCGCTTGACCCTTGCCCTGTGTCTCCGGGTATTCGCTCGAGATGACACCCTTCCGGCCGACCGGGCAATCGCTGTAGATGGGCCGCGTGACTTTCACCTGTTTCCCCACGGGTCCGGTGGGGTTGAACCAGTTGGGCACAGTCATGTCGCCTCCCATGCTTTCAGCAGGCCCTTGGTTCGCAAGCCCTTGAGGTCCTGCGCGCTCAGCTCATCCAGCAGGAGCTTCCCGGGCTCGCCGCCCCGGAAGGCGAGTGTATGCCGCACCGGCCAGCCCTTGGTGCCGAGCACAATCAGCTCTTTTCGGAGGGCCGCCAGCCTGGGCGTTCCTTCCAGCTCCATCTCCCAGGGCGTCTCGTTGTCACGCATCACCCGCAGAAGGTGCTGCCGACGCCACAGCCCCGCCATCAGGCTCATGTGGTACTGGCTCTCGGGGTCGCTCCACACCAGTTCCACCTTCCCCGCCTGCCCATAGTCTTTCGCCCCACCCGCAAACTGCCTATCGCCTGTGAGGTCGAAGCGGGCCACGTACTCGAATTGGCGCATGTAGTCGTAGCCGACCTCCACCGCTTCGACGTCAACATCTCGGGTCAACCAGTAATCTTCGAGCATGAGCACGAAGACCTCGTGCGGCTGCTCCACGAAAAAGCGTCCGGCGGCATTGCTCCACTTGCCGACCGGATACTGGTCGAATGGTCCGATGCTGTGGAAAGTGAAATTGGTGGGGAGGTGGAAGTCCGGCGGGGTAAAGCCCCCGACGATGACGCGAGGGTTCGGCTTCCAGTGCTTATTGAGCAGATAAGCGAAGGGACGCAGGGCGTCGATGTAGCGGTCACTTGTGAGGACGAGTACCGGTGGCTGCACGCCAGGTCCCCTCAGACCGCCAGAGGGAGGCGGCGGTTGCCGCCTCCCTCATGGCTTGGGTTGTCGCTCCCTATCTTACCAGACGTGCGAGGTTGCCGGGGCCGGTCGCAGGCTGACGCCGCCGTCAGCGAAGTACGGCGAGCTCGGGTCCGGGCTGCGCAGGTGCTGCAGCGGCTGGTAGCGCACGAGGTCGATGCGGCCTGCCAGTTGCGGCGTCCGCAGCACGACACGCCATTCTATCTTGGCGCTCAGCTTGTAGCACCACTTCACCTGCTCCAGAGCCCAGCTGTACAGGCCTCGGTCGGTCCAGAAGTTCTCCAGGCCCCTCAGCAGCGCCAGGTCCCGCGCTCCCTGCCGGTAGTCCACGTGCTCCAGGTACGTCACGGGGAACCCGCCGGTGATGGTGAGCGGAATCATGTAGATGCTCGAGGCGTATTGCCCGGGCAGCAGGTTGGCGTCGTTGATGTTCGTGTACTCGAAGATGCCCGTGTCCACGACCACCGGGTAGCGGTTGCCGTTGATGTCGATGTACTTGCCGTTCCGCATCGCATCCCGTTCGGCGATATTCTCCCGGCCGTCGATGAACACCGAGCTGACCGCCCCGATGACCGCCGTGGCGCAGCGGCTCGTGTTGTACTGGCACGGCCAGACTTCGCTCAGCGTGAACCACAGCTCGGGCCGCATGACGATGACCCAAGTAACCGGGTCCAGGCCCATCCGCTGCGCGTTGTAGCGCAGGTAGAACTCGAGCATCGACAGGTACTCGACGATGCTCCGGGCCGTCCCGTCCACGGGGCTCCGGTTGAAGTTCTTGACGTCCGAGTCCAGCGCCTGGCACGCGATGGCGGTCTCGGAGTCAATCTGGCCGGTCGCAATCTGCCGGTCCAGCCCGGGCGGCTCCTTGTAGCCCCCACCGATGTTGTTGTTGGCCGGGTTCCCGGTCCACAGCAACCGGCTATTCAGGCGCTCGAGCTGAGCGCCCACGCCGACCATCTCGGCCATCGTCACGATGTTCAGGACGTCGGCCTCGTTCAGGTCCGCCGGGTTCAGGTTGTCCAGCCCGAGCAGGCGGCCCCGCAGGGTCAGGTCAGTCGTGATGCCCCCGCGCAGCTGGAGCATGACCTTGTCCCACTCGATGGTGTTCGTGTCGCGCTGCACACGCCCGAAGGCCGCCGTGAGGTTGCACCCCTTCATGTACCCCGAAGGCGCGTCCGAGCACGGGTTGGCGGGCTCGTTTCCGGTCGTCCCGGTGAAGCCCGTGATGCTGCCGAACCGCGGCTGCTCGATGACCGAGGGGAACATCGGCAACTCGCTCAGCAACCCATGCGGCCGAATGTGGGCCGTGATGATGTCGGGCTCTAGCCCGGGCGTCGAAAACACCCCGCCCGCGCCAAACAGCAGCCCTGCCGTATTGACATTCCCGGCGGTTTTCTTTCCCAGCTGCACCCCGCCCTTGGCGGCCAATGCCTGCATCAGGTTCTGTTGGCCATCGAGGATGGCGGCCAGCTTCTCCATGTATTCCGTTTCCACGTCAGTTCCTCCTGGTCCCTAGTCTCTCGTCTCGGCTCAGTGTGGCTCGCTAGGCCGCCGGGGTCTGCGTCGCCACTCCCTTGCCGGTTCGCTCGGCGTTGAGCTGCTTGATGCGGCCCAACAGCGGGATACCCGACCCTTCGTCGGTGGGCTGCGGCGTCTCCTTGGGTTCGGACTTGGCCAGCGCCGTTCGTCCGTCGACGCGCGTCGCCGGGTTTCCGATGGCGCTCGTCACAACGGCCTTCAGCGAGGCCCGGGGCGTCAACCCGGCCTTCTCCGCCTCGAGTGTGTTGGCCTCCGCCACGACCGTCACGAGCTGGTCGAGCTTCGCCTCGATGCTGTTCAGCCGGGCACCGGTGCCCTCGGCCATCGCCTTGAACGCCTCCGACACCTCGGCGCGCAGCGAGCCGACGCTCTCCGGGGCCGGAGGCTCGGTCTCTTCACCCTTCGGCTCGCTCGCCGGGGGCTCCGGCGGGGTTTCCCCCAGCGCGGCCAAGATGGGCGCGAGCGTCTTGGCGTCCGCTCCCTTGGCCTTGGCAGCTGCCGCCATGACGGCCGCCTTCGGCTCCTCCGCCTTCAGCGCGGCCTGCAGGGCCGACTTCAGCGCGGCGTCCTTCGTCCCTTCGATGATGGGCTGCACCTGGGCAGCCAGCGCAGCCTTGTATGCCACGCCTGCGTCCTCGAGGTCCTTCGTCATGCCTTCGCCAAGTGCGACGACCTGGTCCGCCAGGTCCTTGCCGCCGATGGCTTCCAGCGCAGCGCGTTGCTTCTTGTCCACTGTAAACACCTCCATTGCCTTTCCTGGGTTGTACGGATTTGCGGCGACATGCCCTGGCAACACGGTCGTCTCATGCTTCTCGAGCCAATCGTATACGCCGTCCTCCCTGTCGCCGGACTTGTAGACGAACCCGTGCGACGTGCCCCATCCTTCGGGGGCGATAGTCGGATGGCCGTCGGGATGCTCCTCGAGAAATGCCTTGAACGCTTTCCCGACGTCCGTCTCATCGAACGGTCCTGCTTCCACCAGGAACCGCCCGGACATGCCCTGCCACTTGATGGTCCCGAACTTCGACCCTGGAATGTGCCAGAACCAGAATGCCCCCTTGGCTTCCTCGTCCTCATGGCGCTTGACGTAGTCCTCCAGCGCCTCCGCTGTGAAAATCTCCTTGTCCCGGTCCTCGAAGGAGTTGGTAGTCCAAGTGAGCACCCACTTTTCGCCGTCCGGTCCATCGATGAGTTTGATGCCCCCGACCAGGCCCTTGTCGGCCTCGGCATAATCGGCCCAGCCGAGCACCTCGCTCAGCTCCTTCATCAGCCGGTTCATCGTCTTACGAAAGCCCTTGAGCATCCGCAGCTTGTCGCCACGCATGCGCCGCCCCGCCTTGATGCTCGGCTCCGGGGCTCCGGCCGCTGCGGCCGGAGGTTGTGTCTTGAGGCCCTTCGCGCCCATGAGCACGCGCGAGGCTGTGCCCATCATCATCTCGGGCAGGGGCACTGGCCGCCACTCCTCGTAGCGCACCACCTCCTGCCAGGTCTCCGGCGGGTCGAACGTGATGGCCCCGTCGGCCTCCTCGTAATTCACGCGGTAGCTCTTGCCGTCGAGCTCGACGATGAAGGCCCCCTCGTCGGTGTAGGTGTCACTTATCCAGGGGTAGACCTCGGTCGTTTGGCCGCCAGGCAGCTCCTTCACGATGTCGAACGCGTCGTGGAACGCCTGCATGATGGCCCGCGTCTGCTGCTCATCGCTTTCGCGGCCCTCTAGCTTGGCCTTGGCCGCCACTTCGTTGGCGTTCAGCGCGGCAATCTGTGCATTCGCTTCCTTCTCGGTCGGATGGCAGCCCAATGTCTTGCCGGTCTGCTTCCCATCCGGGCCCTTCTTGTAGACGCACGTCTCATCGCCGTCCTTGACCTTCATGTATGGCATGGTCGTGGTCTCCTGCTCCTGCTTGCCCGTCAATTCCAACGCGGCCTCCGCCTCAATTGCCCGGCCCGCCAGCTGGCCGAGCCCGCTTTCGAGTGTCGTCCGGAAAGCGGCGAGAGCTGAAGTCACCGCGCTCGACAGCTCGATGCGCTCATCCTTGCTCAGGTAACCCGCCGCCAATAGGTCGTCCGCGGCATCGGTGTACCCCTTGTGGATGCGGCTCTCCAGGAAGTCTGCTACGTTCGCCCCTGGCTTCGGAGAGCCGCCCATCCCCACCTGGTCCATCATCACGGCATGTTCGCCGTGATGGGCCACGGCCGGTTGCGCTGCTTCCGCCTGCTTGCCGTTCGTGCTCAATGAAAGCGGCGGGTCGTATCGCTCGACGGTCTCGAACTTCTGCAGGTAGACCGCATCCAGCTTCGGCCACCACTCCGCAGCCTCCTCCGCCTTCACCTGATGCTCGGCGCTGCGGCTCTCCAATTCCTTCACCGCCAAGAGCTGCGGCTCGCCCACTGTGACTTTCGCCCAAGCCTTCCCGCCTCCGGTGATGACGTAGCTGGCATCGGTCGGCAGCGGGCTCCTCGCCAGCATCGCCGTTCGGCGGCCGGTCCATACGAGGAACCCATGTGGGTCGGGCAGGTCGAGACTGTATTCCACGTCACTCCTAAAACAAGCGGGCGCGCCGCGGGGTTCCGCGGACGCGCCCGGTGTGAGCGCCTTGCATTATGACCTTCCCCTTCGCCTTCGTATTCTACGTTGGGGGACTGTCCCCTGTCAACAGGTGCAAGACCTGGCCTGCCAGCCTCCAGGGCTCCAGCTTCGTCCGCTTGGGCTCGGTCCAGACTATCGGGTTGCCCTTGTCGTCGACCAGCACGATTATCTGGAGCACGGCCAGCCCCTGATTTCCCTCATGCGCTACTGACTGCAACCGCCGGATGACGTTGAACCACTCGGGGCGGATATCCTGCGGGACGATGGTTGTCATTTGGGATAGGCCTTGTCCGCACCACGCACGACAGCTCTCTCCAGTTCCCGCGCGAAGGCTCGTTCACGTTCCTTCCGTACCTTCTCCGTCCACTTCCGAGCCTTGATGCCCGGCCGCGCCTTCAGCCCATGGCGGTTGAACCCGCGCTTGCCAAACAATACCACACGTCCTCGCCCCGCTCCGCTGGCGAATCGGCCCGGGCGTGTCTTGCTTTTCCAGCCTTGCCCCATCAGTGCCCACCGAATGCGCGTCCCAGCTTCCAGCCAGACCCACTTCATGACAGCCAGGTCGCTCCCCTCCGGGTAGGTCGCTGCCACGGCGTCGCCCCCGCGCAGACTGATGGCCGTCTTGAATGTTGGCCGGTCACCCTTCCAGGTTCTGACCGTCTGGCGCAATCGCTCCTTGTGCTCGGTCCCCTGCTTCCGCAGTTCGTTGAGCAGCTCGAGGCGTATCTGGTCCACCTGTAGCTTCTTGGCTTTGATGGCCTTGAGCTGAATGGTCGTTGTCATCTCGTCTGGCCCATGAAGCGTAGCACTCGGAATTCGCTCCACTCCCCGTTCGCTCGGCACGTCCGACACTGCGCCACCATACGGCCCGTCCGGTCATCGTAGTTCCGCAGCCACCGGTGCCCGCGGTTTCGGCAGCGAGCGAAGGCTATCGTCATGCCACCGGCCATCTTGGGCGGGTCAAAAAGAGGCATCGTAGGCCCCGGTTGCAGTGACCGGGTAGACCAGCACCGCGGGCCCACTCATGACCTTCCCGCCCGCAGCGGATTCGACCACAACCACCAGCGGCTCATTGTCCGTCAGGTGGATGTTACCTCCGGCCCCTACCAGGTCGGCGCTCGTCACCTTGAACACGGGCAAGGCCGGGCCCGCCTGGGTCTTCGGTCGGCTGCCCACGGGCGGTTGGTGGACCCTGATGGCGCTCATCCCTCCGAGCACCTTCCGCTGCGCCGCGGTGTACTTCTGCACCCTCGTCGCGTAGTTCATCCTCGCTCACTCCCTCGGCCAGCAGGATTATCGTCGCCTGGTCCGCCTGGACAGCTCGTTTGCGTCGCCCGCACCTCGGGCATTGCACGCTCTCGGGGAAGTTCTCTCGCCCGCAGAAGCAATCCCACATTCGCCCGTTCGGAGCCAGCTCCGGTCGGGGCTTGCTCACTGCGGGGTGTTGCAGAGGGGTCATGCTGAACCGCTGAGCCTCGGCGGAAAGCCCGGTGTCACCGGCTCGCGTGTTGGCTCTAGCTCACACCCGCATAGCCATCCTCCACACTCGAGATTGCGCCCGCGTGGAAGCACATTGTACTTGGCCCACACACTCGCGCGATACACCTTGCCGTGCAACATTGAGCAGTCGCCACAGTGCTCCTTGGCGGGGTTGTACCGCCACCGCAGCTTCTGGTCCTGGCACGCGATGAGCTGGGCTGCGGCCTTGGTCCTGCCCCAGGCGGTCACCCACATCTCGGCCCGGCTGAGCAGGGGGCTCAGCGCCGCCCCATTCGCCTGGCTCCCGTCCTGGATGGCCTGGGCGAAGCCCGCCACGTGCGGGAGGTTCTCGTCGATGGCCTGGTCCAGCACAGCGCGCTCACGGGCTCCCGCTTCGCTCACCGCGAAGCCACATACCTCCAGCCCCTCCTCCCACGCCTGGCGCAATCGCCGCTCGACCATCCGGGTCATCTCCTCCTCGAATGCCCCGGCGTCGATGGCTCCGCTCCACAATCCCCGGACCGCATTCCGGATGGAGTGACGGAACTCCTGCTCCGAGCTGGCCTTCCGGCCTCGCAGCTTCATCGCCACTGCCATCGCAATCCCGGCCCGCGCCAGTTCCTCTCGAAGGCTCATTGCTCCTCACCGATGCGTCCGTCGAACCCCTGCCCGCATCGCAGGCAGTAGCCCATCTTGTAGGTCTCCTGGAACGGCCGATGCCCGAACAGCCTACAGACGAACCGCTTCCAGCTCTTGTACGCTCCGACGTCTGCATGCCAGGGGAGCCAGCGCATTGGGCTCATGCCGTCACCGGTGCTGGCTTGCGATTCTGGCAGCTGCATAGCGCCTCGTGGTCCGGCACCCAGAAGTGATGCGCGTCGCAGCTCAACTCCGGCTTCCCGCGCTGCTTGCAGCTGCACCATCCGCCCCCTTCGCTGTGCAGCTTCCAATACTCCCCCGGGGCCTGCTCGTAGTGGCTGTCGAACAGAATGTCGTCGCCGTGATGTGAGAGGAAGTGTGTCCCGCCGTGCCCCCGGTAGGGCAGAGGCAGCTCCACGTTCAGGTAAGTCTCGAGCAACCTGTAGTCCCCAAGCGACTTCCGAATCCCGAAGCAGGCCGTCGCGCAGGTGAGGAACTCCCGGCGCACGGGGGACAACGCCAGGTCCTGGAACATCTCCATCTCGACCGGCGTGCCCTCAGGGTCCAGCGCCTCCGTGTAGAAATCCGCCCTTCCGTAACCATAGTCGATGACATACTTGTTCAATCTCCCCTCCTTGCGGGGTCTTGGGTTAGAGGAACAGGAGCAGCAGCTCCTCCTCCTCGTCGACCGCCTGTAGCGGCGTTCGTTCCGGTATCTCCGGCCAGTGGCCTTGGCGCTTCCTCCGGCCGCCCAACACTACCACGGGCCCCGGTGCTGGTCCCGGCGGCACCACGGGTGCTCCGGCCCATGTGATTCCGAGCGCCTGGTCAAACTCTGCGGCCATCCCGAGCAGTCGATGCTTCGGGGCCCAGGCGATAGGTTGCGCCGTGTCCACCTCGAACACGGTGTCGATGGCTTCCGTGATGGCCGTTCCCGGCGTGATGGTCTGCGCGACATCCGCCTCGGCGGCCATCCCAAGCGCCTTGACCTTCTGGCTCTCGAGCGCCTGGGCGCTGTCCGCCTCGCTCGCCATGCCGACCTGGTCTGCCTTCTGTCTGCTCAGCGCCTGGGCTGTGTCCCCCTCACTCGCCAGGCCCAGCGCCTTGGCCTTGTCGACCGCCAGGGGCTGCGGAGCATCCGTCTCCGCTGCCAGGGCGAGCGAATGGGCCCGCGCGTGGCTGATGGGCTGCGCCCCATCGCTCTCCGTCGCCTGAGCAATCGTGTACGCTCGGGCATGTCCAATGGCCTGGGCGGTGTCACTCTCCGTTACCGTCGTGACCAGGCGGTCCTTCGGGGCCCAAGCAATCGCCTGGGCAGCGTCACTCTCGGCGACCATGCCCAGGACGCCACCTAGTGCGCCCTCTGCTAACGCGATGTCGAACGCCGTACCTGGGTCACGCAGCGCGATATCGTGCGCCATCAGACTACAGCCTCGGCCGAAGCACCCACGTGCGTATCATCCTCAAAGGCGTCGACGGCATAGTCTGGCACATCGTCGTAAACACTCACGGAGTAGGCCCCGTTGCCCACCCGGCTCGTCTTATAGAGTACCTCTCGGATGGGGTCGGTCGCCTTCTTGACGTAGATGTTCACCGTGCCGCCCGCCGACCCGCTGATGGTTCCGCTCAAGGTGAAGGTGATGCTGTGGTAGGTCAGGAACATCACCACGCCCTTGGCGCATGTCGCTACGTTGACATACCGGTAGTCCCGGCTGGTCTCGACGGCCATACGGTCGGTATCCGGGTCAGTGGGGTGCCTCTGGAAGTCATCGCGCGCCCGGCACCAAACCATGATGCACGACCGCTCGGGGTCCTTGATTTGCACGTCGGCGTAGAGGTCCCGCCAGCCTGCGGCTGGTCCCTCGCCCGATTGATTCTCAGCCTGCCACTCGATGCCATTCGCTGCGGCCGCGTCCCAATGCGTCATCCAGAAGCCGATGGCGCTGAGCCAGTAACTTGTCTCCGGGATGATGGGCGCGACGGCAGCCTGGGTCCGCAGGTTGTTCAGCAGTGCGTCCCACCCCATGACGGGCCAGATGACCGTGTGCGTGTGGCTCGGTACACCCCCCGCCGCCACGCCCGAGCGGTAGCGCAGAATGAGGATGCCCGACAGGTTCCACCCGAGGTTGGTGGCATCGGTGCGGTAGACGTCCAGCGTGAAGATGTTTTGTCCCCGGACGAACGATGCGAAGCCGGCTCCCTGCGCTCCGCCGCTGTCCAGTCGCTGCTGCATGCACGAGCAGCCGCAGACCACCTGAGCCCCCGGAGTGTAGGCTCGATACGCCTGCCCTCCCACCCGGACGTTCAGGCCGCCGAGCGCGGCCGCGCCTTCGACGAAGTAGAGGCGCACGGCGCTCTGCTTGAGTGTTACCGTCGCCGGTTCGGGCACGGAGATGGTCCGCTGGAAGCGGCTGGCGTCTCCCGCCGCGGTTCCGCCCAGTGGTGACGGTATCTCCAGGGCGAAGATGGCGGTCTGTGTGAAGGCGGTCGTGCCCGACACGGTGTATTCGAAGGTCGTGTACATGGTGCAGACGGCCATATTGAGCCGCCCGGCCCCGGTTGTCCACGCCTTGAACGCGTGCACCGCGGTTAAGTCGATGCCCGCCTGGATATGGATGAACCGCTGGTAGCAGTCCGACGCCAGCGCCTTCTCGGTCGTGGCGAACGTCTTGGTCGTCAGCGAGTCCACGCGCAGGTTGAGGACGTAATCGGTGGCGCTCGCCGCGCTTCCGTCATTGCCCTCTGCCACAAAGAACCGCTGACGCTCCGTCAGGCTGGCGACGTTTTCGAAGTCGCCTCCTGCCCCGGTGAACTGCGGGATTTGGTTCGTCCCCAACTCGGTCTCGGTCGTCGGCAGCGCCCCCGCCGGGCTTTCGATGGGGCAGATGTCCGTGTGAAAGTCGGTGGTGATGCCGTTGTCGTCGTACTGATAGGTGAGCGCCAGCAGGGCATTGACGTTTCGCATCCCAAGCGTCGTGCCCGTGGTCTGGTCGAAGTAGACCGAAAGGTCCAGAGTGGCGCTGTCGGCAGCCGGGAAGTTCGTTGTGAAGTGCGCGGTGAAGTCAAATGGGCCAAGGACGCCGCCCATCTGCTCGCCGGTGGCGGCGATGTCGTCCAGTTCCGTGATGGTCGTCGCCCCGGCCCCGTTGACCGAGCACGCCACCCTGTGTTCCCCAATGGTACCCCCCGTGGCCGTCACGATGTCCTGGAAGGCAACCCACACCAGCGCCCCCCGGAAGGTGCGGCTGTTGTTCTTGGCGTACACCGTGATTTGGTCGAGCGCGCTCAAGGTGGCGTCGGCGACGTCGGCGTCTCGCTTGGCGGCGAACCACAGCGTCTTGAGGCGGTCTGTCACTCAGGCCTCGGCGTCAGGGCGATGAGAATGGTCCCCGCTGGCCGGTCCGGGTTGGCGAGCTCGACCCGCACCTTATACGTGCGGCCCCGAAAGGCCACGCGGCGATTGGCCTGCTGGTCGGGCGCGCTCTCGGCCTCGTCGTAGAGTTCCTTCAGCAGGTCACGGATGGCCGTTGGCATGGGCATCAAGCACCTCCAGGTCGCTTACATTGAACGTGCCGCCCCACCAGGTCGGCTTGTTGGACAACTGGCCCGCCGGTGGCACTGGCCTACGCTTCGGGAAGAACAGCCGGACCACGGCGCGCTTCTCGCCCCGCGGTCCGTTGTCATCCATCCGCAGCACCTCGCCGTATTCTCCGCCCTGGACGATATGCCCCCAATAGGCTGCCCCGGGCCGGATGCGGACATTTGTTCCTGCAGGCAGCCTTGTCGCTCGATGCCGCTGCCTCACTCAGGTTATCCGCAGGAACACCGCAATCTGAGCGATGATATCGCTGCCGTCCGGCGTGACCACGAAATCGTGCAGGGTCATCGGCAGGATATCCGCCATCGTCTGGCTACCCACCGGGTCATAGCCGATGACGACATCGTTCCATCCATCGCCCGCTGCGATGGCCGTCCACGTCTGGTCCGGCAGGTCCAGGTCCACCCGGTCCGCTCCGTCGTCCGGCGCGAAGGCCACAATGTCGGCGTCGGTGAGCACCTTCTTGGCGTAGCCCCCATTCGTGACCTCGTTCGTCGTCCCCGCCACAACATCAGCGAAGGTGTCGTGGTCCTTGTAGACGGCGTCCGCCTCTATACCCGCCGTCGCCAACACCATGAGCACCAGCTCGCTCGCCGCCGGGTCGTTCGTGTCGACACGGTTGTAGAACTCGGCCGACCGTCCCAAGGACCGGTTGAATGCGATGTTACCCACGGGGGCCTCCCAGCGGCTTAGCCGCAAACCGCTTCTGCTGCTTCGCGTCCAGGCGGCACTCGTAAAAGGTCAGCCAAACATAGCCCGAAGGCGTGGCCGGGTCGGGCGACTTCGCCCCGACGTGCCTCGTCGCCACATGGACGCGCGCCAGCGCGCCCGCGATGTCGTCCTCGAGCTTCTCGCCGCAATGTAGGCAGTAGCGGCCGGGCGCACGGAGAATGTCGTACACCAGGTCCTCCGGCTTGGCGTGCAGGATGAGCTTTCCCTTGCCGATGCTTATCCAGCCCTCGGACAGGCCCCGCGCCACCTGGCGGGTGGAGAAGTTCTGCTCCGGCGCGCTGCCGGTGTGCTCGACTTCGATGTGGTCGAACGGCGGCACATTCAGGATGGCCCCCTCCGGCCGCCCCGGGTCGACCAGTAGGCCATCCTCGTCCTTCGTGTTGTACTCCTTCACCCAACCTTCCGGCCTGGCGTAGATGCGCTTCAGTCTCACGTGTCTTCCTCCTGGTCTCTCTGCCTCAGCTCGGCAGCAATCTGCTCGGGCGTCGCGCCTTCCAATGGGTTGCAAGCTGGTCCGTTTCCCTGCGACAAATCGGTTTCGCTATCGGGCCCCGCGTTCTGCGGGCCCACCGGGTCGGGATGGTGAAACAGCGACAGCATTGTCACCCCGGCCCCCTCAGCAGAACCCGGCTCAGCATTGAGCGCAGCGTTCTCGGCAGCGCCCGAATTGGGACGGTGCCACAACGCGTTCAGCCGCCGCCGCTCAGTCCGCTCGTCCTCTGTCTCGGCCTGTTCGGTCACGCGCTGCAGCGTTGCCCGCAATCGCAGCTCCTCCTCGGGGCTCAGCACGGGCTCGCCCATCGTCACCTCGCAGACCCACTCGAAGAAGTGCCAGATGGTCCAGCCATGCAGCGCCTCCAGATGTTGCGCCAACCCTCGCGCCACCGGGGGGAGGCCACCGAAGATGACTGCACTCGGGCTCCCCGTCGCTGGCCTGGTCACCTCCCATCGGCAGAGCGGGCAAATGAGCCTCACGCGTTCCATCACCACCTCCCCACTCCCAGCAGCCAGCTGCGCATGGCCTTGTCGAACGCTCGCCTAGCCATGTTGCCGTCCACGACCCGCACCTCTCCCATCTCAACCTGCGGGCTCGTGACGACCGGCATTCCCACCACGACGCCCTCGCCCGGGCCTTCGGCCAGGTCGAGGTCCTTCATGGACGCGGTTGCCCGGTCCGCCAAAAGCGCCAGCCCACCTTGGATGAAGTACGGGTGCGCTGGCGTTCCGCCGTCGGTGTAGTATCGCTGTTCCGCTTCCGCAAGCACGATGGGCCGAGCGCAACCCCCGCATTCGGGCTGGCCGCGTATGTTCTCATGACTCCCGAAGGTCCCGCAGTATGCGCAGGGTTCCATCGGTCCTTACCTCGTCGGGTCGCCCGCAACCGGCGGGCCGCCAGTACGCTCAGCCTCGGCTTCCTCGCTCAGGCTCTCGAACGACGGGATGACGGCCTTCGTGACCAGTTCCACCTGGGCGCTGTCGAACCAGTTCGCTGCTACCCGATTGCCATCCTTGTCGAGCGAGCGCGGCTCGAGCATGTACCGCACGCAGCCGTTCAGCCACTCCGTCTTGCCGGTGATGACTCCCTCGAAGCCGCTGATGATGTCCCTGACCAGGTCACCCAGCTGTATCGTTCCCATGTTCGCCCCTCCTTCAGAGGCTCGCGTTGCCCCAGCCGTGTGCCAGGGCCCGTCGAATGTCGCGCCGCAAGTCGGCCTTCAGCACCGGGAAGTGTAGCCCCGTCTGGCAGCCATGCGGGTCCAACTGCGAGAACAGGTAGTGCCGTGGACTTCCGGTCGTGAACACCATAAACCGACACCAGCGGGAGCGCACCACGGCCACGAATTGCTTGACGCCCAGCTCCGGCGGGCTCACTCCGGCGTCGTCTCCTCGATGATGGTGTCGGCCCGCCCGAGAGCGTCGCGCACAATCTTCTTGGTCGTGCGGCTGGCGGGCATGATGACTTCCAGGCTCACCGGCGTCTCCGGCAGGTTGACCGTCACGCTCGGCGGTTGCTGGTCCCTGACTGCATCGACCATCCCACTGAACATCTTGCCGATGGTCTGGAAGGCGTCCCGGATGCTGCCCGCCAGCTCGTCCATCTGGACGATGACAGTCGGCGGCACCTGACTTTGCAGCGCCTTCGTCTGCCGGTCCGTCGCTGCGGCCAGCTCCTCGGTCTGGACGAACACCTGCGTTGGCGGCATGTTGCGCAACCCATCGGCCACGCTTGCCCCCACGGCCTTCACCGCATCCGCTACCGGCTGCATGTCCGGTCCCTGCACGATGATGGGCCGGAGGTCGGGCACCTCGCCCGGGCCCACGCGCACGACGTTGGCGCTGTCCCTCTTCACCGAACGCAGCAAGCCCACCGCCTCCGCCAGCAAGGCGTCCGCCGGGTCGTAGACCGTCAGGCGCTTGTCCATCTCCATGTCCTCCGGGCCCGGCATGTGCTCAGCCCCTTCCACCTGGGTCCGCTCCAGCTCCGCCCCTGGCTCAGCTGGCTCGCCTGGCCGTTCACCGGGCACAGGCGGCGCAGGCAGCACTGGCGGCGGCTTCGGCTTCGTCCGTTCCCCGTCGCCCTTCTCCAGAGCATCCAGGGCGGCCAGGCTCTCGACGATGGGCCTGCGGCGCGGGCTATCTCCGGCGGCCTCGAGCTTGGTCATCAGCTCCGCCCGCCGTAGCTTGATGCTCTCCTTGAGCAGCCCTGCCTCGCTTGCCCCGACGTTCACCGGGTCCACCACGCCCAAGTCCAGGTGCTCGGCGTAATCGCCTCGGTAGAACAGGGTCAACACGCTATCACCGTTCGGCAGGCGGCCGTCCCGCAGCTCGAGGTCGGCGAATTGTGCTTCGCTCAGGTCCTCCTCCTCGAGCGCAATCTCTCTGGCCCCTCGCACGTCCAGCACTTCCGAGCCCAGCTCCTCCGTGCGCCGCGTCGCCCTCGAGGTCTTGATGTCCGCCCGCTGCTCGTCCTGAGCGTCGTCCTGGAAGTCGAACACTGCCTTGAGGTGCGGCGGCAGGAACTTCGCATTCAAGCCGCGCTCGATATTCTGCAGCAGCTGGCCCGGGCCCTTGCCGCGTTGCTTGAGGTGGGCGATGAGTGCTTCTGCCCTTGTGGCTCCGATGGTCATTCCCGGGAACAGCTCGCGGGGGTCCGTTCCGAAGGCCAGCGCAATCGCCGCCATCGCCAAGCCGGTCGCCTCTTTCTCGTTGAACCCCTCCGGCAGGCCCGTCAGCTCGACCTTGTCTATCCCCGCGTCGATGAGGCTGCTGTCACCCATGACCACGAACTTTCCGTAGCGCCGCAGCAGCTGGTTGTCCATCGTCTGCTCGGCGACCTGAAAAGCCTCGTTGACGTCGTCGGGGTCGAGCCCGCCCTTCGTCACCAAGATTCCCTGCGAAGGGCGGCTGCCGAGTTTCTCCTGGCGGTAGACCATCATGTCGAGCAGCGTCTGCGCCACGTTCACGCAACGGCTCACGGCGCAAAACCCGACCCCGTTCATCTCCGACGCCGGGCTCGGCATGCTGGACGACATCATCACCCGGCTTCGATGGAGCTTCGACTGGTTGCCGTTCGTGTCCATGAACAGCACCGGGAACTCTGGGTGACCCGTGCGCGTGCAACGATAGCTGTCCAGGTGTGCCAGCCCGAGCGCCGGGCCGAAGATGGGTCCATCGGGAGGACCGTCGCCCAGCACTTCGGCGAAGGCCCCGTTGTCCTGCGTGACGTGGTCCTCAACCCATCGCTGAACCCAGAAGCCCCAGCCTTCGCCGAAGTCCGCTTCCTCCATAAGGAATGTCGTGAACTCCTCGGCCTGGCGCTTGTGCAGCTGCACCGTCGGGTCGAGCGCCTCGACTCGCAGCGGGATAGTCGAGATGAGCGACTCCATCGTGTAGACGGCCCCGGCCAGGTGGTCAATCCTGCGCCAGAACTTCCGCAGCTCAGCGTCTCTGGACCGGCTCCACCAGGGCGGGATGAGGTCCGTGCCTCCCCCCGCCGCCCACAAGAACAACGACAGGCCCGGTCGCCCGCGGCCTGTCGTCGCCCTCTCCTGTACGCTCGCCGCTCGTGCGGCGTCAACGTCTTTCGTCCCTTCCCGGTTGCCTGCCACCGCCAGCTCGCGGGGGTCCTTGGTCATCTCCATCATGCCTCAGTCCCTCAGGCCCCGCTTCCGAGCCGCCGTACCTTGGCTTTGCCAACCCCTCCTCGGATGCTGCTGACCACATACCGCAGGCCATCGAGGAGGTGGAAGGTCGCTTTGGCCTCTATGTCTCTCGTGACGTTCCCGAACTTGTCTCGATGGTAGCGGTATCGGGCGAAATCGTCAGTAAGCTCGGTCAGGTCGTCGAAGAATATCAGGTCGCCCGCTTTCATCGTAGCATACACTCGGTTGATACCGAGGTCAACGTCCCCAATTAGCGGCTCTATCACCGCCATACCTCCGGAGCCGAACTCCCGCCGCCACTGGTCCTCGCTGGAACTCCCGCCGTAAGTGCGCGGCCGACTCTTTTCCCCCTTCATCATGTCGTTCACGTGCTCCTTCCCCGTCTTGCCGCCCGCCTGGTAGATGCCATAGCCATACAGGCGCTTGCTCCCCGGCTCCTCCGCCAGTTTCACCACTGCCGTGTGCTGCCCCCCGAAGTCCAACCCGAAGTAGCGAGGCCAATCGTCCGGGATGACGAACCGCGGGCAGGTGTGCAGGCGCTTGTCGTAGCAATCGTAGATGAGTGTCCGGCTCGACACTCGTCGCCCCCTCAGGAAGGACTGGAACTCGTCGTCAGGCATGCTCAGCCTGGCTGCTTCGAACTCCGCCTCCGGAAAGGCCGGGTTGACGATGCTGTCATACTGCACCAGGGCGATATCCGCTTTCGGGTTGTCGGTGAGCTCGATGACCGCGCCGTTCTCGAGTGTCACGACCTTCGTGCGCCCGCCCTTCTGTGCCTTGGCGATGACCTCGGTGTCAAGCCAGCCCGGGTCGTACAGGGTGCTCGTCATCAGTAGCCTGCCCTGATAGAGCGTGAGCCGTCGCCAGAGCGCCCGATAGCTGGCGAGCGTGAACTTGTCCTGCCCGCACTCGTCCGCCCAGGCCGCCTTGCCGGTCCCGCTCTCCAATCCTCCCTTGCTGTCCGCCGAACGCAGGATGATGCGGGCCCACATGGGGTCGTCCACGCCGCGGGCCAGGAAGGTCCCGGTGTCCGGCTCCGCCAGCTCGAGTATCTTGTCGCCAGCCCAGTAGCGCCCGATGCCCAGCGTGTGCTCGAAATACTGGAGCAGCGATGGCAGCATCTTGAGCTTGAACAGGTCGTAGGTTGCGCTGACCGCGAAGTAATCGCCCGGGCCCTTGAGCTGTATCTCGTTGTCCAGCCAGGCCGGGCCGAAGATTGTCTTGCCCCCCTGGTAGCCGCTGAACATGCCGACCACCCGACGCGGGCAGTCGTAAGTGAGCTGCTGGCCACGATGAAAAGGCACGGGCTCGCCGGTCTCCGGCTCGAGCACGTGCCCCTCAGGTAGTCGCTCAGTCCTGTCCCGGGCCGTCGACGGTAGGAGGTCCCGGTAGATGTGCCACGCGAGGCTCACTTGTGTTCCTTTGCGAACCTCGCCAACCTCCGGCTGAGTGCCTTCCGCACGCTTTGTTCGCTCCAGGTCGGCCCCATCGACTTGATAAGGCGGGCGCTACTCAATCGTTCTTCAGCCATCCTGTAGTACCTCTCCTCCAGTTCGATGCCCAAGAAGTTACGTCCCATCTCGACGCACGCCACACCGGTTGTCCCCGTGCCCATGAATGGGTCGAATACCGTGCCGCCATAGGGACAGAATTCCTCCACCAGCTGGCGCATCAAGCCTATCGGCTTCTGCGCTGGATGGTCGCAGTAGATATCCCTTCCGAATGTCGCCATCACCGGGTTGAGGACTGGCGTCCCGCGGAACACCCGATAGTGGCCCGACCCATTCCGCTCGAAGATGCGTTCGTACATACTTGCCAGTCCCACGCCGGTCTTGGCCCAAATGTGAATGGCGCTATAGTCCAGGGGCAACTCTACTTTCGCCGACCAGAACACGAGCTGTCGGCAGGGCCACCTCCCCAAGAATTCAATCGACGTCGTCGGCCAAGCGTCCGTGTAATGGTCGGGATACGGCGGGTCTGTGATGATGACGTCAAAGGGTGGAAGTCCGTCCAGCATCCCCAAGCAATCGCCTAGCCGCAGGTCGACGGTGGGTCTCACTCAATCTTTCCTGCTCACGCGAGCATTCAATCGCTCCGGTGGTACGTCACGAGGTACTTCGTTCTGGCCCCCAAGAACAGCGCCGGAAGGAACCCCAGGCAGCCGCTCCACTTGCGCCGTTCTTTCACGGCCTGCACCGCCCCCGCCCCCCACCCCGCGCCCTCCCATCTCGGCATGTCCTTCTGCATGCGCTTGTGGCTGTCGTACTCACGCGTCTCTGTTCTCATTGCGTCACTCCCTCGCCTGGCTCGCCAACCTGGGGATGCGTGCCACCCCCACGATGGTTGCGAACCGCTCCGCAATCCGCCGCTGGAGCTTCGGGTCCTTGACCTCATCCTTCACGGCCGCCACCAGCGCCCGGTAACTAACCAGCGCCTCCTCCAGGCTCACCTGCTCCTGCATCTTTTCCCGGCGCTTGCTCTCGGTCTCAATGAACTTCCGCCGCACCTCGAGCGTGTCTTGAATCTCAACCCAGGCCTGCGTGTCTCCTTGCCCCCGGCTCACCAGCAGGCTCAGGCCCACCATGCGCTGCTGCACGTCGTCCTGCTTGCTCTGGTCGTCCGGGTGCGCCCGGGCTTCCCGCAGGGCCTCGCGCAGTCCCTGCCATTCCTGCTGCACGGCTCCCCAAGTCTTGCCGGTCTCGCCGGTGTCCACCCGGTGAAGCAGCTGGTCCAGCCTGGCCTCGATGAGCGCCAGGTCTCTGGCCGCGTTGAGCAGCTCGCCATCGTGGAATGCCCGGGTCGCGACCTCTAGCAGCGGAGGCGGCATGTAGCGGCTGTCCATCCCGTGCCGGTAGGCCGGGTTAGAGAAGCCCTTGCCTGACTTCGCTCCAGCGTGCTTGCAGCGCGCCGTCCCGTTCTCGGGCTTCCGCGTGCACGGCAGCTGCCGCCGGTCTCGGTGCCCGCAAATACCCCAGGCCAACCGGGTGTCGGTGTCTTGCTCCTTCGTCCATGCTGCGGGGTCGTGGGGCCACTTGCGCTCGTCGAGCCATGCGAGGACGTCCGCCTGTTTGACGAACTGGCCCTTGGTCCCGGCCATGATGCTGCTCCTTCTGCCGTTGCTCGGTCACCCGTTCATGGGCTGACCCAAGCCTACCACGGGGAATTCACGCACACGCAGGTCTTCAGGCCATGCCTGCGGTTCGTCGCGCTTGTCCGGGTGGCCCCCAAGCTGCTTGACGAAGCAGGCCACATTCGCCTGGCGGCACTGCTTGACGACCTCCCGCGCCCAGGATAGCTCCATCGGCCTGCATCCGTCCTGGCTCTCGCCGCCAACAATCACCCAATCGAGGAGCTGGTAGATTCCCTTGTAGCCCATCCCCCAGGCCGCCGGCACCGTCCCGAGCAGGCACAGGTCTATCGGCCCGAGCAAAGGTTCCGCCGAGATGAACTTCACCGACGCTGGCGGGGCACAAAGCAGCTCCTCGAGGCGTTCATCGTATCGTTCCTGGTCCTCGGCCGACGTCCCCAGCCAGATGTTTTCAGCCACCCCGGCGATAGGGCACATCCGCGCGATGTTCTCAGGTCGTTTCGTCAACAGCAGCCAATCCAGGTCTGGCGTCGCCTCTATCAGCTCCCACAGCCTGGTCCGCTGGCTGTCGAGCACCCGCAGGTCTTCGAAAATGTCGCACATGGAACCGCAGAACACGCGGCGTCTCACCCCGTCGCGCACTGCCCGCCGCCACCATGCCATAGGCTCGGCCCAATGCCGGTCCGGGAAGAACCGCCGTTCCCCTGCCGGGCCCCAAACCTCGTGCCCCCACCGGTGCGCTGAGTTCTCTGCGTAGCAGTTGGCGCATCCCGGGCTGACCTTCATGCAACCCCACCACGGGTTGAACGTCGCGTCGCACCACTCTATTCCGGTTCGCTCAGCCATGCTTGCCTCTCCATGCCCAAGTCCAAAGCCACTCCCCACCCTCTGTCCAGGGCTCGGCCGGTCCCAGCACGACACAGGTCAGGCGGCGGCCCTGCCGCTCGAGCACTCGATACCTCCGGCCAGTCGGGGTCATCATGCCGTCGCCCGGCTTCACCAGGCTATCGGGGTTGTGGTCTGTGAGCGTGACGATTCCGCCCGCAGGCTTCATGAGCGAGAGGGGGTGTACTCTGCCCGCTCGCGAGCGCCCTTCTTCTCCAGCTCCTTGTTCCACTCGCGCAAAGCGGATTGCATCGTCGTCTCCGACTTGTATGTCCCTGCCCCCCAGGTGAAATGCCCATGGCAGCGCCGGGCCTCACGCTTGCCACACCGCACACATTTGCCGAGCGCCATCGGAGTGGCACCGGGGTATTCGAACTCGCCACGGTCAGGGATGACCGGCAGCCAGTCCGTCAGCCTCTCCCACTTGTGCCCGAGTACCAAGCACCAGTTGACTTGCATCTCAGTCTCCTATGTCTCGATATCTTCGTCGGGGTCGTCTGAGAATCGCCGCGCCTATCTCCAATCGCTGGCGCTTCCGTGCCTCCGCCAGTATCTCGCCTTCGGCCTCGCGCTCGCGCTCGCGGCGCTCCAACGCCTCCTTCACCAGGTCCCGCAGCTTCGGCTTGCGTGTCACGCTGCCGCCTCACGCAACAGGAACTGGAGTCCCGCCCTCTCCCGCACCCTGGCCCAATACCCGATGTAGGGCGGGACGGTCCGGTCAGGCGCGTGGTCGGCGAGTAGGCTTTCCACCGCACTCCCGACGTCGGGAACTCGCTGCCGCTCTAGCAGCTGCGCCCATAGCTGGTCTGACGTACGGACCCACAGCGCCACCTGCTCCATGGTGTGGTCGTCGTCTCTGAGCCAGGCCTCATTCAGCACCAGCTGCGCCCCGGCCTCGAGCGCCTCGAGGAAGGTGTACTGGCTGCCGCCCCCGTCGCCCTTGATGGCGCTCATGTCGACCATGTAGTGGTGCGTCGCCGCCAGCTGCACCGCCGCCCGGCCGCCGTCGAACGGCCCCCGGTACTGCTCCCGCCACTTCGGCCATCGCTCCTCGAGCGTGTGGAAGGTGAACAGTCGGTTCTCGGCTCCCCAAATCTCGACGCGCTTCTCCGGCGGCAGCTGTGCATTCGCTTCGACGATGAGCTCCGTGTGCTTGTCCCAATCCACTCTCGACAATGCCACTGCATTCTGCCGCTGCTGCCCAAGGTCCAGCCCCCCATACGGCACATAGGGCTGCGGGATGAGCTGCGCCTGGATACCCTCATCCGCCAGGCTCAGCATGTTCGCCGGGCGGATAACGGTCGTCTCAATCCGCTCGGTCCGCAAGAGGTCCAGGAGGTCCGGTGCGAACTCCGTCGGGTCGTGCAACGTGAGGCCCGCCCCTGCTCGCAACAGGGCCTCGGCCTCCTCCCCATAGTGCTTCCACACGACACAGGTGATGTGCGCCTGGTCCTTGCGGGCGAGCATTACGGCATCCTCGAGGCTCACGTTCTGGTACTCCCGGTCCTCCAGGAATGGGCGCATCCGGCTCTCTGTTCGGGCTCCGACCTTCACGATGCGGGCCTCCCACCCCCTTCGCTCGAGGGAACGGGCCATATGCACCGTGTGGCTGACAAAGCCTCCGTACTTCGAATTGCTCAAGTAGAACAACCAGACTCGCTTCACGCTGGCACCTCCGCTTTGGGCTGCTCCAACCTGGTCAGGGTCGCCCGGGCATCGGGCAAGTCCGCCCGAACCCCTACCGCCCCGCCAGTGGCCTCCGCCGCACTCAGGGCGGCTCGGGCGCTCACTTCCCGCCCCTGGCTGTCCAGAAAGCCACGCACGCCGCCGTCGATGAGCCAGAAGCCGCTCGCCCCATCCTCCTGGCTCATCTGCTCGACCTGCTCCTGGGCCCTTGCCCGGCTGGCCTTCGTCCCGCTCCGTCCGTTCGTGCTCGCCAACACCACTATCTCGGCCGTGGGCCAGTGGTCCGCAAAGGCCATCGCCTTGTTGGTCTCACACAGGATGGCGTAGTTCATGCGCGCATCGTCCAGCGCGTTGGCTGCGGGTAGGTCGCTCGGTGTATCCCCGGCCAGGACGTAGACAGGCCAGGCAACGTGCGCCATGTCGCCGCCGTCCTCCCGCCTCGTCTCTTGTGCATCTACCATCGCCAGCAGCTGCGCTGCCGTCTCCACTCGCAGCCCCATCTCGATGAACGGCTTGTTGTACGTGTACACGACGTTCTGGTCCTCGTCCACTCCCGTAGGCACCAGGGCCCCGCCGAAATACCTGGCCGGGCTCATCGCTGAGCGCACGTCGTTCCACATCTCCTTCATGTAGTCGTACATGGTCTGATACCGGCGGTTGGCTCGGTTGCGCGTGTTCCCAGCGTTGTAACCCTCCGCCTTGTAGAACGCGATGTTCTTGAGCCCGGCGGCGTCCTCCTCGATGTCCGCCCACCTCACGCTGCCGTTGGCCTTGGCTAGCATCATGGCGTGGCTGAACTGGCCGTGGTTCCAATTGCTCAGCGGGCCATCGGCCGGCAGGCCGCAGCACCCACCCCCGGCGCTGGCTTCCTTGTGATGCGCGTCGCTGACAAAGAACGGCAGCCCAATCTCGGCGCAGACGTCCTCCATCCGCTTGATGTACGGGCGCTTGAGGTCGTAATTGAGCCGCAGTAGCCCGGTCCTCATACTCGAGTTGTGGCGATAGAACTGCCAGACGTCGAAGCCCACCACCTTGCTTATCTGCCGGTAGCGTTCGGCGGCCGTCCCGCTGGCCCGGCTCTCCAGGCAAAGGAACTCGGTCGTGGCGCTGTAGCAGCCGACATCCTTCGCCCGCCGCAGCATGGCCTCGGCGTGGCGGTCGCTGACCCCAATGATGAAGGGCCGGAAGCGCAGCGTGGTCGCCCCGATGCCCAGCTTTGCCAGCTCCTCGAGCGCACGGAACCGCTCGTCAGGGCTCGGCGTCCCGGCCTCCAACAGCTCAGCTTCCCTGGCGTCCGCTGTGATGATGCTGTACTTGAAGTGGACATTCTTGGCCCCCTGCAAAACCTCCCGGTACTCCGGGTCCTGCAGGAACCAGGTCCCCTTCGTGCTGATACTCACCGGATAGTCAATCTCCCGGAAGAACCGCAGCAGCTCGAGGCTCTTGCGGAACTTTCGTTCGTACCAATCGAACCCATCGCTCAGCCCGCCCCACTGCATGACCATCCGCCGCTTGATATACCAGGCGAATTGCTTGGCGTGCTGGTCGGGCTCGGTGAACATCCGCTTGACTTTCTCGACGTCGACCGCCTTCACCCGATGGTGAAGGTAATCATCTGCCGCCCCGCCGACAGCCCGCTGGAAATACGCGAAGCAGTAGACGCACTGGTGGGCGCAATTGCTGTAGGTGTCGAACGTCATCGGCATCGCGCAGTCCAGAATCTCCCAGCTCCAGCGCGGGCTGCCGTAGTAACCCTGCTCGAGGTTCATCCCCTCTCCTTCTGGCGCTCGGCTTCTTGGTCCTTCAGGAACTGCGGCCGCACATCCTCATCCTCATCAGCCGCAGGGCTCTCGGCCGGAAGCAGCGCCGCCTCCCACCTGGGCAGATAGAGCTCGCCGTCAACCTGGGCAAACTTCGATTCCTGGCGCTGCACATTGCGCTCCCCGAAGGTCAGCGCCGACAGTCCCCGCTGGAACGTCTCGTCCTCCTTGAAGCTCACGAACACGACCGCCACGACGTAGGCCTTCGTATCCGCGCCGGGCACGATGGGCGCGTCCGGCAGGTTGCCTGCATCGAATGGGTCGGTCCCTCCGCCCACGATGGCGACCAGGCGGTCCAGGTCGTCCGGGTCGAAGCCCGTGCCCCGCAGTCCCTCCGCTGCTTCGTCCCCGGCCAGAGCGATGAGCGTCTTGACCAGCGCGGGCTCGTTCCATCCACCCAGCTCGACCAGCCGGTTGTCAGCGATGATGTAGGCCTGGCCGTCGCGCTCGGGCAGGTGCACGCCCCTTACCACGGGCACCAGCCAGGTCCCGTCCTCCGCCTGGCGCACGCCCGGCGGCACCGGTCGGCCCGCTGCGGCCCAGGCCTGCAGCTGGTCCAGCCTGCCATGCCCCCACAGCAGCATCCCGGTCGCCTCGTTCACGCCCATAGGCGCGACGAAGCCGAACCGCTCGAGCGATTCGGCCAGGGCTTGTAGGTCGTGGTCTTTCGGGTTGGAAGGGTCTCGCTTTAGCTCGTGCAGCGGAACGTAGTCGATGTTCAGCGAACGCTCGGGCATGGGGCCTCCTTCGACGTGGCTTCATCCTACGCTCCGGGCCTGGCTGCGTCAAGGTCGGCCCGAGAATGGGCCCCGCCCGGGGGCCAACCCGGGCGGGAGAAGGAGGCCTCGCCAGGCGAGCAGCCAGCGGGGTCGTCTGCATCCTAGCACGGCTGGCCGCTGGCCGTCAAGTGCCCCCACGGCTGGCCCGGAACGCGAAAAGACCCGGGGCCAATGGCCCCGGGTCTCGTTTCGCCGCTGGTTTCTCGGCGCTCAGTCCTTCCGCAATAGCCTCGCCCCCCGCTCGCGCGGGGTCAGCGTCGCCTCATACTCGCTCCTGGCCGCCCTCACGTTCGCCTTCGCTGTCTGATACTCCCGCAGCGCGTGGACGATGTCATCCCCGCCTGCTGTGCTCTCTGTATGGCCGACCAGCCAGGCTTCTGCTCGCTCCACCTCGAGCGCTAGGTTGCTACTGCTGGATTCTTGGTTGTTGCGGGCTTGGTCGAACTCCAACTTCGCTCGCCACTTTCGCTCGCCCGCCGCCCGGCGCGCTCCCACTTTCTCCGGGTCATGCGTCCCGCAATACCACTTGCCATTGCGCCGCACTTTGCCCGGATTGCCGCAGGCGTGGAACCCTGGCCACCTTCCTTCGTTGTGCACCGACTCGGCGCACTTGATGCCATCCGGCCGGGTCATCGGCGCACCATCCTTCGCATGGCTCGGGGCACGAGCCCGCTGGCGGCATGCAGCTGCACCGAAAGGACGATGAACGCTCGCTTTCCATCGTCGGTCTCGATGTTGTCCCGGGCCTGCCGGTAGAGGGCTAGCACGCGCAGGAACTCAGCCTTGTCTCGGTTTAGGTAGATACGTCTCATGGCTTTCGCAGGCGTTCGCCCGCCCGCGCCGCCACCTTCAACAGCCAGAGCTGGAGCAAAGCGAGTCCGACATCCGGCGGTCGCCGGTCGTCCGCTCGCTCCCAACAGATGCGCACCCCGGCCCCGGGCTCGTCGCCGGTCCGGCGCACCGCGCCGCAAGCCTCCTCCACATCGGCCATGAACGTCGGCTCGAAATGCTGAGTCGCCTTGGTCGAGTACCCTTCGACCCATCGCTGGCCGCATCCCGGGCAAGCCCACTCGTCCGCCCGGGTGATTCGATAGGGCACCGGCGGGCTCTGGAACATCTCGATGACGTCTACGCCAACGCGGGCCGGGTACCCCTGTAGCCCGCAGGCGCTGCACATGGTGTTCATGCCGCGATGCCTCCTCTCTTGGTCTCCTCAAACGCCTCGCACGCCCGGGCGACCGCTTCGAAGATGTCCACCCACTTGCCAGGCGTGCTCGGGCCGTCGATGTTGATATAGCGCGTCTGCTGCAACGCCTCGGTCACACCGTGGCGGATGGAGCAGAGGATGTAGTGCGTGCACTCGAAGCAGGTCCGCTTCGGCTCGGCCATCACCACCCCCTGTCCCGCATCGCCTGCCAGACCATCCCGCGGTCGGTCTTGCTCAGCCCGGTTGCCCCTCGGGCCGCGCGCATGGCATGGGAGAGCGACACGCGCCGACCGAGCCACCTGCTGTAGGTGTCGTTCGGATGCACCGCCGATGTCGCCGTCTCCTGCCGCTCTGCCAGCGGCCAGACGACATTGATGATGCACTCCGTCCCTTCCCGCAGGTGGTCTCCCGCAACGCCACGCTCCTGTAGGGTTGCCGCCTGGCCGTGCGCTTCCGGATGCCAGTAGATAACCTCCCGATGCGACCACTGCACCTCGAGACTCCGCCCGCCGCCGAGGTCCACTACCAGACCGAACTTCGGCTGGCTCCCTTCATTCTGTTCCATGCTTGGCCTCCTTCGCCATCTTGCTCTCTAGTCTGCGGCTGACGTCCGCCACTGGGAACTCGACCCAAGTCATCGGCTGCCATTCCCTATCCTCGGTCCAGAAAAGCCGCTCGATAGTGAGCGCCCATACCGCCGGATTCGCCTCCCATCGGTCGCTACGCTTCTTGTTGATGCCATCCCACAGCGCGGCGAACGCCTGGCGTGGGTGGATGTTGAACACACCCTCCATGATGGCGTCATCGTCCGTGATGTCCTGCAACCGCTGCCGTCGGATGGCTGTGATACGGAAGCGGCCCAGCTGCGGCTGGCCCCGGCCCGCCTGCACCGCGTAACTCGGCTGGCGATAGGTGGCCGTCCCGGTAGCTGCATTGCTGCCGAACGTCCCGTGGGCATACCAGTCCACGCCACACAGTCTACCGTCCACCCTCCAGATGCTGCGCCCATTCCGTTCGACCGCCAGGATGGTGGAGCCCCAGCTGACGAAGGGCTCATCACCCGGCTTCTCCAACCGCCGGGTCTGCCACTTCATCTGCACTGGCAATGCCATCACGAGCTCGGCGTGATGGGGCGTGAAAATCATCTCCGCACCGCCGCGGCAACGCTCTTGGTCCGGAGTTCCTTCTCTCGCTTCTGTCTCTCAGCTATGCAACCGCCGCACTCCCACAGAAGCCCGGTTGCCCCTCTCGTCTTTCGCCATCCCTGTACATTCGCCTGCCCCGTTGCTTCCTGGAGTGTCCCGGGCCACAGCCCACTGTCGCCACAGCTGGCGCAGATGAACTCCCACCAGCGGATAACCTTACCCAGCCAGTCCTCCTTGGCTGCCGAGGTCCTGGGCAGGCGTTTCATCCGAAGCCCCTTTCCAGAAGCGGCCAGAACCTCTCTGCGTCTAGGGTCTCGGCCTCTTTCAACGTCTCTCGGGCCTGTTCCATCTGGCGCTCCATGACACCGACGACGGCCTCAGCTACGTCCTGGCGCACCTGCTCCAAGTTCGGTCCCACGATGGCCCCGGTCTCGCTCTCCGCCACGAAGGTCTTGCCGCTCGGGCTAGTCGCCAGGTAGGCCTGACGTCCGGCCCCGATGTCATAGGGGCCTGTCACCTCGACGTCGCAGACGATGGGCCTTCGAACCTTGCCGCCCATCGAGAACGGGAAGTAGCCCATTGTCCAGATTCTCATGGATACACCGCCATCTGGATGCAGCTATCCATCGCGTCTCCCGCTCCAATGGCCGCACACCAGGCCGCCGCCTGCCAATAATTGGCTGGCGGTCTCCATCCGCAGGTGTAGCCCCACTGGCCGAAGGGCACATGGTCATAGCACTCATTCTCCGCCATAGGCACGTTTTCCGGGTTGCTCCACAACGTCACGAGCCCGGCCCGCCAAGCCCGGATGCAGAACGGGGTATAGGCATACCCGTTCTTGACGCAGAGCCTGGCGGCCGTGTCGCAGCTGTAGCTCGCCAGCCCCTCGCAGGCTTCCTCGATGGAGCCGCACCCTTCCATCGGGCATACCCAGGCCGAGGCAGGCCAGCCGTCTATAAGCACCACGACTGGCGTCGGCGTCGGCCCCGGCGTCGGGACGGCCTCAGCCGTCGCCTGGTAAGCGTCCCATCAGCTGCTCGCGCATGTCGGCGATATTCAGCAAGTAGCCCTCCCGCAGGGCGCTCTCGGTCGCCTGCCCCTCCAGGCCTTCGATGACGCCGCGCTGCTCGTTCGTGAGGGCTATCAGGAACAGCACCGCCGCTAACAACATGGCGGTGACGATGAGAATGCCGACCAGTCCTTGCGTAATTCCCTTCATGGCTCGTCCTCCTTCTGCAGGTAGACGGCCCGCCCGGCCAGCCTGCGCTTGCCCCACTCGTTGATATGCCACCTCGTGATGCCGCCCCCCGAATCGGGCCCGCCCTCCTGGCTCACGAGGCACTTCCGAATGAGCGACCAAGCTGTCTTTCCACTCATTCGATGGTTTTCCATCCACCAGCCTCCCCGGTCGGCTTTTTCCAGTTCCCGGGTCCCATCCCCTCCCACCAGCCATTCGAGCACTCTGCGCTCTCCTGGCGCGAGCTCGCTGTTGCCAAGCGCCAGAAGGTACTGCTCGTCGCGGCTCAAGGTTCTCATGGCTGGCTTCTTCGGGGCCTGGCCGACCACTCTCTCCGGGTCTCGAAGTCCACCGACAGGGCCCGCCGCTCCTTCATCAGCCGGTAGCAGGCCTTCGCAACGGCCGACCGCTGGCCCTTGTTGGGCCAGTTCTTGTCGTAGTACCGCCGGGCTAGACCGACGACGGTGTCCGGCTTCTCTGCCATCAGCTTCCAGATGGTCTCGCCGAAGGCACTCACGTCCCCCCCTCCGCCAAAATGGCATCCCTTCTTCGGCGGGCCTTGACCCACCTTCCCATCGCATCATCGTAGGCTCTTTCAGCCTCGCGCTTCCATGTCAACGATTGTTTCCGTCCTTCGTTCGCGACATCGAGCTCGGCGTTGGCCCTATTGAGCATTTGCTCTCTGGTTTCGCTCACATCCCCTCCTCCCCCGGCGGCTC